ATGCCGAACTCTGACCTGCTCCCTTCCCTGCTTTCCAAAATCAACGAAAACCAGCTCGCCCTTGAAGCAGCCATCATGGAACTTACGAACTGGGTTGAGCAGCAAGGCGGCACCGAAATCGCCGACAACGTTCGCGGAGCGCTGGACGCCATCGACCGGAATGAGGAGTTCATAAAGCTGACACTAGCCGTACTCATGACTCCTGACTGATCGTCGGATACCGTCGCTACTTACAAGCCACCGACCACAGCTGATCAAGCCTCGTCGTAAAACTCTGGCTCATCATTTCCCGACGCATTCCCCAGTCGGGGTTCATCGGCACACTGGCAGACCGCAGCGTTCCCTTTCCCCACCGCCCATTGATCTGGTCCAGCACCCTCATTACCCTGGTAGCCTGCGCAGGCTGCGACACGGTGAATAGATCGTCGGTGTACTCGCCTGGCCGGCAAAGGTTGAGCAGCATCACCTCGGCCTTGTTGTATTTAAAGCCTGGCCGGTAGATATGGTCCACCGCATCAACCGCAGCCTTCGTGAGTAGGCGCACGTCGTCGGTTGGATAAGGCAGATCGACTACAACCCCGTTCGCATACTTGGCCTCTTCCGGGTTGAACATGCCGGTACGGATGCAGACACGGACCTTCTTGCATAGCGAACCCTGAGCCCGGAGCTTTTCAGAGGCCCGCATCATGTAGGTGGCCAGCGCCTCCTTGATCGGCGGCAACTCGGTCAGGCGCTTACCGAACATCCGACTGCAACAAATCTCCTGCTTCGGCGGGTCGGGCTCGTCCAGCTCCAGGCAAGACGTGCCGGCCAACTCCCGGGCAGTCTTCTCAATCACGATGCTGAACTTCTTGCGCAGCGCCCACGGGTCAGCCTTGGCCAGGTCCATGGCCGTCTTGATGCCAAGTGCGTCGAGGTGGAGTTTCATTTTTCGACCGACACCCCACACCTCGGCCACGTCGGTATTGCGCAGCACCCAGGCGCGCTTGGCCGGATCGGTGATGTTCACCACTCCACCGGTCTGGGACTGCAGCCGCTTCGCCGTGTGGTTGGCAAGCTTGGCCAGCGTTTTCGTAGTTGCGATGCCTACGCCAACTGGAATGCCGGTAACGCGCAGCACCTGGGCCCGAATATTTCGCCCGAGGGCATCCAGACCATCGATGCCAGTCAAGTCAGCAAATGCTTCATCGATACTGTAGATCTCGACCGCAGGCACCATGCTCTCGATCACGGTCATTACCCGCTCGCTCATATCCCCATACAGGGCGTAATTTGAAGAAAACGGCACAATACCGTGCTGCTTGAGCTTGTGCTTGATCTGGAAATAGGGCTCGCCCATTTTGATAAAAGGCTTCGCGTCGTAGCTGCGGGCGATAACACAGCCATCGTTATTGCTGAGAACTACGATGGGCACCTTGGCCAGGTCAGGACGGAAGACGCGCTCGCAGCTCGCATAGAAGCTGTTGCAGTCGATCAGCGCGAACACAGGCTGCTTAGACATGGCTGCGCACGGTGTTGGTTATCACCCCCCAGATTGAGAGCTCATCGCCTTCCAGGATGTAGCGAGCCGGATACTTCGGGTTTTCCGATAGCAGAATGACCTCTTTCCCTCGCTTGCACAGGCGCTTACAGATAGGGTCGTTGTTAAGCAAAGCCACAACGATATGCCCGTGGACTGGCTCAATCGAGCGATCCACGACTGCGAGGTCACCTTCAAAGATGCCCGCCCCCTGCATGCTCTCGCCGGTGATAGCGATCAAGTAAACGTGGGGAGCCCTGATATTTAGAACCTCATCCAATGAGATGTGCTGCTCGATGTGGTCGGCCGCCGGCGACGGGAATCCGGCCGGCACGCGGAAAGAGCAAAATGGCAGCTTCGTGCCGCCTTCGGATATCGGACCTAAAATGGTAAAGCTCATAGAGCAGCCTTTTACAAATACTGTATAGACGTACAGTTAACTTTGCAGCCGGCTTGCGGTCAATTTTTCTGTAGGGGATTTCGACAGACGGAGAGGTGCGTATGTGCGGGAGGATTTCGCAGTACAGCGGTATTCAAGAGTATGTGTCCACGCTGAGCATGACCGGCACCCTGGTGAACTCCGTAGGTGAGGCACCACTTGAGCGTTACAACGTGGCGCCCACAACCCAAGTCGCCCTGCTCCACCTGCAGGATGAAACCTTGCACGCAGACCTGGTGCGGTGGGGTTGGCGGCCGCATTGGGCCAAGGATAGAGCAGCCCCGATCAACGCCCGCGTGGAGAAAGTGGCCCACGGGCCATTCTTCAGGGCGATCTGGCCGCACCGGGCAATCACGCCCGTGGACAACTGGTTTGAATGGGTTGATGAAGGCGGGCCTAAGAAACAGCCCTACCTGATCCGCCGGCGGGATGGCGCGCCAGTGCTGTGCGCGGCCATAGGCCAGCTACCCGACGCAGATGAAGGCCAAGGCGAGCATGACGGTTTTGTCATCATCACCGCCGACAGCGCCGGCGGCATGGTGGACATCCACGACCGGCGGCCCGTGGTGCTAACGCCGGAGTTGGCCAGGGAATGGCTGGACCCGGCCACGCCCAAGGAGCGTGCCGAGCAGATGGTGTTGCACCAGGGCGAGCCGGCCGAGGCTTTCGAATGGTTTAAAGTCAACACGGCCGTGGGCAACGTTCGAAACAAAGGGCCAGAGCTGATACAGCTAACGTGATCATTTGCTGAAAAACCACATGACGAAGATCACAGAGGCAACCCAGCTAAGCGTGAGAAAGAATGAAAGACCTGCCAACTGCTTGTCCATAAGAGCCTGTCAGTTTTAATGAAAAATTGCTGTCCTGAACATCCAAGCCAAAAGCGTAGCCCATCATCCTCAATGCGCAATGGCTCTTACTTACGCCTGGCACGCCCGCAGCGCGATCAATCCTTGGTCGCCGGCATCGGTGATGACGATAACTCGTTGAGCATGCGCTGAGGCACATTGGGTATTGCGGGCTACGCAAGTAACGCTGACCATGCCGTGGGCAGTTTAGGCACGCAGCTGTGAATCAATGGCTCTTTCCAAGCGAGGAGGACTTGTTTTTTAAGTATCCTGCTCAACGTGATCATCTACAAATAGGATGCATGATGAAGTACTTCGCCATATTGCTGTCGACCGCAATTGCTTTCTCAGTAACATTTTTGGCGTCAGCCGCTGAACCATCGCTGCGTCTGCAACGCGCTTCAGGTTTGTGGAAGGTTACTCCGTCCACCTCGCCGTTTTCTTGGGAAGTATGCGTCGACCATGAGAAAGACAGGCTTATAGATGACGACCTGTGGAGTGACTTCGAACAGGAGTGCAAAATCGAATCTAAAAGCGGTAACGTCGATAGCTACAATTTCAAATCACGCTGCTCTGAAGCGATTATGACCGGATCTTTCAAAGGCGACCTTGCGAAATCCTATGTACTGACGGCCGATACGTCGTTTGAGCTAAATGGAAAAATTGAAAGACAACACACAGTGATTAGTGGCAGCTTTCAGGGCGCGTGCCCGGCGGATATGGAGCCGGGTGTAAAAAAAATGCGCGGAGGAATGAAGATCAATTCCCCATACTCCAATAGATGAAAGGTTCAAAGCGTCATCGCTTGACGGACCTCGAATGCAGCTGCATCGATTGCCACGTATAACGCTCAATTGTGGCTGAGGTCAGTACCCTCGCGGCTTCCAGGCGTTCCATGTATCCTTCGGGATGATCTTGAGCTCGCTTTTGTGAGCGCTGGTCTGTTGGGGTGACTCCATCGTAAGCGAGTCTTCAGTCTTGGCTTTTGGCGCTCTGCGTTTTCGCGGCAGTGCTTGAGTTAAGAGTACTGAACCACTTTTACGGATCGGCAAGGCAGAAGTAGTTAAAAATTCTTAGGGCCAGCCTGCGTGCGACGCTTCGAGTTGGATAGTTAACTCAAGGAAGGAAATATGATTCGCTTATTGATTGCTACGTTCTGCCTAATGCTCCTCTCTGGCTGCACAACAAGCGTCAGTTCTGATGTGCGCGAGCAAGTGTGGTATTCCGAAGGAGAGAGACCAGCCACCGCCCCTTGGCACGTCTATTTGGTATTTACTGACGACGGCCATTTCATCTATTGGCGCACCGTAGAAAAACCGGATGATGTACTCAAAAAAATTGACTCCTACATGAAAGGCGCCGGTCTCGATGTCGGCAGCCCGGTACCATACACACGAACTGAAAACGACTTAAACGCGGTTTCGCAAACGCCGTTCCTAAGTAGAACGGGTGATACGGTCTACACTGATGTCCGCACCTTTAGAGGGCACTTTGTCGGCGACGCTTTAGAAATAGATTTCGAAAGAATCACTGTCTGGCCTCCTCGTCCTACATTTTCTGAAGGCGTCAGACGATGGTCGTTGAAAAGACTTAGCTCCTTGCGAAACAAGTGAAAAGCCGAGTGTGATGGCGTCTCTTGTCAATATAGGACTACAGAGAAGCATCAAAGAAACCCACTGCTTCTCTGGAATGATTCCTACAGCGGAAGTCGTTCAAGATTATGCAAGCACTCTGGCAAAAAAAGTGTAGTCGGAGCAGCCTAAGAGCTACTGACAAGCTCTGGAGGCTGCGGGCTGATGCCGCTCATAGCCCATGCGCTGCCGCTACTCAGTCGACGCAGTCCTATTCCGCTTTTCCTAAATGAATTGAGGTCATGCTAATTTTCTCGACCACGAATGTGGTTCATCGATTGATAGCTCCGCTCGCAAGCTAGCCCTGCTATCCTGGCTCGGTCATACGCCGCCGCCAGCTCTCCCGCTCTCTTGTCAGCCCGCTGGAACAATTCGGAGAGCACCATGGCGGCGCGGGCGGCTGACGCGCCTCCTCGGGCAATTCCGGGATCGACGCAGGTAGTGGCGGCAAATTTACCTGCCTCGACGTGCAGCCGGTCGCCAACAGCATCAGCGGTGCCAGCATCCACAGCAGCAGCCTTGTTTTGTTCTCGCGCATCACTCGCCTCCTTATTCACTGCCGATTGGCGGCGCTGTTCTTCTTGGCGGGCCATATTGCCAGCCTCGGTTAGGGCGATTGCCTGGGCTTTGCCGATCTCTGCCAGTTGTTTTCCGTAGCGCCAGTCCTGCACCTGCCAGGTGACGCCGGCGGCGCTGGCCATCAGCACCAGGATCAGCACCACCAGCCCGCCCAGCTTCTGCGCGGGCGTCATTACGGCACGGCCTTGAAAAAGATGTGGTGCCCCAGGCGCAGCGTTTGCTTCGCCTTCGCCGCCCAGGCCGGGGCCCTGGGCATCGTGGTTGCGTAGTAGTGCGTGGCCCCGCCGGTTGGATCCGGTACCGCGCCGGCCATCACCTGGTCAGCAGCACGCTGGGCCTGTGCGAGCTGCGCGGCCGGGATCGGCTTCACACCGCTGAGGTAGGCGTAGTTCGGGTCGTTCTGGTTCCAGCAGCTGAACTGCCATGGCTTCAGGCACACGCCGGCGTAGCCCTCACCCCACCAGGACTTGGCCTTGCCGTCGAACACGCGGTTGCGGATGGTCCAGGCTACGGCGATCTGGCCGGACAGCCCCTCGCCGCGGGCCTCACCCCACAGCGTACGCGCCAGGATGTCCCGGTCTTTTTCGGAAGTGGTCATGCTTTTCTCCAGGCAAAAATAAACCCGCTCGATGGCGGGTGTGGTCGACAGCAGCGCGGCGTCACGGCGCGGCGGGCCAATCAATGGCGAGTGGGTACCCGTCCTGCTCGGGCACTCGGTTCAGGGCTACGCGGTATTTCTTCCAGGCCTTGAGGGTAGCCAGCTCTGCTTCGGTCCCTTCGTCGATATCGACGGCGTCCTGAAGTGGCGCGATTGCGTAATCCGCCTCGGCTCGCAGGTGCGCGATCTGGGTTTGTGCAGCCACCACTGGATCAAGCGCCGGCGGCGGCAGCTCTTCCTGTCGGGGTAGATCCGGCACCAGGATGTGCAGCGTGATCATGACCTTCAAATCGTACGGCTCGCCATCCTTGGTCACGGTGACCGTGAGTAGGTCATCTTCAAACGAGATGTTCACCTCGGCGGAATTTTCCGAGGGGTGAAGCCCGTAGCCCCAGCCCTGATCGATGGGCGGGAATGGGACCATCCCCCGGGTGCCGGTGACGCAGTAGACGCCCACGTCCTTTCGAGAACAGGTCACCTCGGTCCCGCCCAGCGAAACGAAATCGAACTTTTCACCCGTGCCGGTGATGTTAATTGCTGCTCTTGCCATGATCAGATCGCCCTCAGTGTGTTGTCGGCCATGCGGGTGGTGTTGCCGGTGTGGTACATCCGCACCCAGGGAAGGAAGCCGTTGAATGCAGAGCGAAAGAGGAATTGGTTGTCGCCGTTGTAGATCATCATCTGGGCCCCAACTCGCCCTGAGCGCCTTAGGGTTATGCCTGTTGCGTTAATAGACTCTCCGGTACCGCCGGGAAAGATCGCATTACCCGCAATAAAGGCACCTCCAAGTTCATCGTAGGCAGTCGTCCAATCTGAAATCCCTACACAGTCCGCACCAAGGCCAAGGTCTCCATTTTTCAGCACTCGCCCTGGTGTGGTATCCGCATTGCCCACGGTCAGCGCCGCTGTTGCAGCAGTGCCGAGCCCCAGACCTGAGCGCCCTTCAGCCTGATTTCTGCCACCAGTGCCGCCCTTGTCCACCGGCACGACGTTCTCCGTCGATACGCTCCCCAGGCCCGCGAGCGTGGCGCCCCACTGCTGAACCATTTGGTTCACGGCATCGGCCAGGGCTTTGGGGTAGCCATTGACGGGCACAATCCCGTACCCGGCGCCGCCAACGGCCGCACCACGGTATGCCGGGGAGATCGACAACGAGGTATCGCTTGCAGGGTTGATCACCTGATAGATGCCCTGGTCAGGGCCGACGAACATATCCCCGGAACGGCAGTTCGAGAACTTGGTGCCGACGCCCGTTACTGTCGTGCCCCCGTTCTGCACGCTCACAGTCCCTTCTGAAAACCAAGAAGCCATAGGTTTCTCCAGTTGAGTGCCCACATCAGCACTTGAAATTAGTTGTAGTAACGTTCTATTGGAAACTTGCAGACAGGTACGCCAAGAAAAAAACCGTCTGAGCCTTGCCAATAAAATCGTTCTAGGTAGTGCCTCTGATTAAAGATCTGCAACACCGGAACCCCACCCTCTAAAATTGTGATACCCGCATATTTCGAGTCATTTGCAAACCACATTATTCCTCGATCAAGACTCGACACACTTATAAAATCATCGGCTTCTACTGCTACATCGCTGTAGTAAATGTCTACAAAACGTCCTCTGCCCACCGTCCAACTCTTTGAGAACTTCCCATAACGAACAACCCTATCACTGGACACAAACATGATCCGGTTTTGTGCATCGCGCACTTCAAGTCCGTATTCAGATGAGCTGCTTTGGTCGGAATATTTGCAAGACACAAACTCCATTAAATAGTCTTGCAACACGCTTCCACCCCGAACTGCTGATGTGACATGAAACCCGGTCCAGTTACCGGAAGATCCTTCAATGGAGGTATACAGCCCAAGGCTGGCGTGTGATGCCGATATCGTCCTCAAAAATATTTGGGGCGGTTCCACGGTGCGAATAGGTTTGGCAAAGGTAAACTGCCCTTTGCCTTCCTTGTCAGTGTAGCGAGACTGGATTCTGAACTGCCCTCGCTCGGAGAACACCAGTACTTTGTACACGCTGCTGATGCTGACAGATCCGTGATCGTTTACAGCTACAAAACCGTAGTCATCCATATCAATTTACCTTGACCACTTCTACGACGCTCTCCACAACATTGCGCGTCCACATCTCGCGGTTTTTCCCGCCACCACCACCGTCCGGCTCGCGGTAATTGATTTGTGTGTAAATCGCAATTCTTGTCCCGCCCAAGTTTGTGTAAGTCGGTAAGCCACCCCAAGTATCAGGGTAACCAGGCTGATCATACGGCGCGTAAACTTTGGGAGTGATCGTGACAAAGCAGGTGGCGGGATCATAGCCTGGAACATCCATAAGGATGTACTCATAGTTAGAACCTCTTCCGCCACCAGTTGCAGCCGGGACTATCAACACCGCCAACTTCTGTAGGGTGAAATCCTCCATACCTAATGTTTTAACGCCGTTAGCGTCAAACACACTTAAACCAAAGTCCATGCCCACACCTCCCCTGCAACTTCAACCCAGTCAAAGCCTTAGATTGCCGGTCATAGTCCGACGCACGTCATTACCGTCATACACAGCAAGGCCGTTGTTATTGAGCAGAATCGATCCGCCAGTACCATCGCCGCGAAGTACGAATGTGCCCGCCTTCACATTTATCTCCAGCAGCGGGCGCCCCCTAGAGTCGACAGCCTCAGATCGCAGCGTCATGCCCAGGATGATCTCCTGGATAAATGCCTTGTTGATCACCGCCTGGTTGATGAACACCTGGCCACCGCTCACAACGAACGGCGTAATCAACTGCCCACTGACCTCATCGACAATCGCGAAGCGCTGCGCAAACGCCAGGATCTCCGACGTTTCCCCATCGCTACCCAGTGCCAAGGCCGCCATTACTGTCTTGCCGTTGGCGGTGGTCTTGGTTTTGATCGTCGTCTGAGCGGACACCTTGCCGTTGAGATCGACAACCGTCTCGCTCACTTGCTGAACCGAGGCGTTGGTCTCGCCGATGCTCGACTGCAGGGTTTCCGAGGTTCTGGCCAGCGCCTGGTTAGCGGAAGCCTGCACCTTCTTCTCAACCTCAAAGCTGGCCGCCGCCTCCCAGGCCTTGATAGCGCCGGCAAGATCGCCGGCACCATCATCGCCGCGCACCGAAGCCCGCAGCGCCTCATTACTGGACGCTTGAGACGTGACCTTCCCGTCGAGGTTAGTGACCTTGGTGTCGAGGCCGGTGATTGCCTGCGCATTCCCAGCGACCTTCCCTTCGGTCAACTCCAAGTCGCTTTTGAGCTGAGTCAGTTGGGTGGCTGCCGTCTGCTTGTTGGTGGCCACCACCTGCTCCAGCACGGTCAGCCCGGACTGGTTCGCCCCTACCCTGGCGTTGAGCGTGGTCAGTTGCCGCGCCATTGCATCGCTTTCAGAAGCTCGCGTGCGCTTCTCAATCCCGAGATCAGCCGTCGATTGCCAGCCCTTCACCGCGTCCGCCAGGTCGCCCGCACCATCATCGCCACGGGCGGCCGAGCGCAATGCCTCAACCGATGTCGCGGTGGCCACCACCTGGCCCTCGATCTCTTCGATCATGCTGGTGACCAGTTGAACCTGCTGGGCCAGCGCGTCGGTGGTTTGCAGGATCGTGCCGATATCCTTCCAGTACAGCGGGTTTGGCGGTGCTTCGCCGGCCGGTACCGGGCCAGTCGCCTGGTACAGGTGCCCATCCTTTTGCGTGAATGCGCCGGCGCCGTATGGCTTCGCAGGGTCGTATGGCTCTGCCCCGGTGATCTGTCCCAGCAGCCCCTCCAGCTCTGCCTTGGCCTCCGTCAGCCGATCATTGACGGACCCAGGCCCATCGCCAGAGATCAGCTCGATCTCTTCGCGCAGGCTCTGGTACAGCGAACCTTTGCTGATCATCCCTTCGAAGTGTTTCTCGTATTCGCTTTGGACGGAACTTGATGCGCCGTTTACTGCGCCGGGTACCGGGTAGAACGGTCCAATATTGCCGGTGCGGTCAACTAGCCGAGCCCAGAAGAAGAACGACGCGCCGGCCACGGGGATGTACATCTCATGAGACGCTTGGGGGTAGCTGAAATCGCTCAGCTTCTCGGCCGTCGTCAGGTCCGGCGACTCGCTATACCAGACCTCCGTGCGCTGGGTGTCCTCTGCACCTGGTGGAAAACCCCACTGGATGCCGATGCCATAGACCATGCTGGTGGTGGTCAGGAACGCCACCGCCGGCGGAAGGCCGACTTTGCCTTCCAGGTTGGTCAGGATCGAGTTTCGCCATTGCGATGTGATGTCAAAGGCGCTCACCGCACGCACCCGGGCCAGATACGCCCCCGAGTAAATACCCGTGACATCTACACTGGTCGAGCCAGTGCGCTGCAGCTTGATCCAGTTGTTGCTGTCCTTGCGCCACTCAATGTCATAGGCGACCGCCCCCTCAACCGCAGGCCACTCAATCGTCAGTGTGTTTACCGCGATACCCTGATCAATAGCGTGACCAGAGGTCAGGTTGACGCTGACCGGGGCCGGGACGGTGGTCACCGGGATAACGCTGATTGGGCGCTCTTCCAGTTTGGCGCCGTTGTCGATCGCCGCGAACTTGCCGGGGTTGAACTCCAGGGCGGTGAACTCGTACTCACCTTCGGCTGTGCGCTTGCGCTTGAGCACGCGGAACAACTGAACGGCCAGATCCTCGTAGTCAATCGCCCATTGCAGTTGCGGCTCGGGCTGCAGCGTGTAAACAGTGGTCACCGTCACGGTGCGGTCGGCAACAGACTCTACGGTCCTTGCCTGAGCCGTACCGTTCGGAAGGTTGACGATCAAGCGGTCACCGGCCTTCACCGGCGTGTCACGGTCCAACGTCACGGCGCGTCCCGACACCGCAGAGATGCGCCCGCCATTCGGCCTTCCCGCCACCAGCTCGTCAGCGACGGGTATCACGAAACCTGGCAAGACGCTCGCCCCTTCCATGCCCGTCTTGAACGATACGGTGCGGTCTTGGCTGTTACTGAGCAGCGCCCACTTGCCGCGGCGCTGGGCCTCACTGGCCCGCGTGCAGCCGATCGCCGAGATTTCAATGGGCCGGTCGCGGTACCGGCGCTGGAGGGCTGCGTCAGTCACCGGTATTACATCGGTGTCGAAGTTGTTGAGCGGGTTGTCATAGCTGACCAGGGCGCGACTGTAATGCGTGTCACGCTCGGCGCCGCCGTAGACGAAGTCGCCGTCGATGACATTCGAACGGGTGAAGGTGTAATCGATGTCCTGCGCGCGCGGCATGTCGGCCTGCATGTACAGCGAGCCCTGCGCCCAGTAAACCATTCCGCGATAGATTGCCGACAGGTCACGCAGCAGCGTCCAGGCCTCGACCTTGCCTTGCAGGTTCAGATCACACAGATAGCGCGGCTCCATGCCTCCAACCCCGTTCGACACCTGTTGATCACAGTATTGGCCGATGCGGTACATCTCCCATTTGTCGACCATCCAGCTCTGGATGCGCTTGCCAAGGCCAAAACGATCATTGATGCAGATGCCGTAGGTAGCCCACACCGGATTGTTCGTCCAGGCCAGTTTGAACGTGCCATCCCACGCCCCGGTGTAGGTCCTAGATACGGGGTCATAGTTGCTCGGTACTGGCCAGCGCTGGCCGTTGCAGTTGACGGTAACAGCCGGGATGTTCTGGAACTGCTCGGCGTCGAACTCGATGTACAGCAGCGCGGTATTCGGGTACCGCAGTTTCTGGTCGATGATCTCGGTGTATCCCGCGATGGTCATCGTGTCAGCGATCGTTCCGGCGTTGGCGTTCGGGGTGAGGCGGCGCACTCGGAAGGCCCAGCCTAAAGTGGCGCTCGGGAGACTCACGGGCTCGGAGCGCTGATAACCGTTGGTGGTCTTGCCGTCCACAGCCCCGCGCAGCGATTCCACGAACGCGCCGCCATCGGTAGAGATGTCGATGGCGTACTCGATCCGATAGCCATTGGTGTTGCCGCTGCCGTCTTGGCTCACCAGGCGCGGCCAAGCGAATCGCACGCGCAGCCTGGAGAGTTGGATGTTACTCAATGTGCGGGTGAAGGGATTGTCACTACGCAGCTCGACGTTGACGGTGGTTTCGTTTTCAACTGAAGGGATACCCCGTATGTATTCCTGCTCCACCGTGCCTGGCCGCCACTCCCACTTCACGCCCGGGAAATTTAGATTTCCGTTGGCGTCCATGATCGGCGTGTTGTCGAGATAAATGTCACGCGCGGCCGGCGTGCCATCAAACTCGCCCTCGCCCACCGCCAGCAGGATCTTGGCAATGTTCGTGGAGCGGAGACTGTCCGGCGCCTCTACCGGGGCCTTCGGCTTCTTCTCGCCACCCTTCGAACCGGTAACATCAATGTGAGCTGCTGCGTCCACGTTTTTCTCCAGGCATAAAAAAACGCCCGGAGGCGTTCTGTAATATTTGGTGATGAGCGCTACGCCTTGTCTTGGGCGTAGATCGAGGCAGAGATGATCGCCCCACCCCACCGGCGCCGGCCGATGCAGATCGGGACCGGGTTGCCGCTAGCCGTAGTGTTCTTGGCAGATCCGAAAGCGTAGGAAGGCATGTTTTCAGGATTTCCGCTCTGGGAAAGGCCTTTGGCCTGAGGGCTTAGCATTTGGATTACGCCACCAGCGACCATTGCGATACCGGCCGGAGCCAGAGAAGGAAACCAAATACTCGCCACAAGTAATACCGCACCAATTATCGTTTGCAGAATTCCTCCTCGCTTACTGCCTTCCACTACCGGCACGATTCGAATTTCTTTGGTTCCGCCACGACCGAGCTCATCCGGGCCAACGTTTTTTCTGTTTCTGAAAATAGCGAAGCGCATCCCTAAGCGGCCAAGCCGTTTGATTTCTTCCTCGAAGCCCTCCAGGGTCGCGTTCAGTGCCCGAAAAACTTCCCAGCCAGAACCTGAGTCAATTTGCCTGCGATGCAGGCGGCCAAACCTCTGCGCCAGAGAGCCCGAGAACTTTATGCTGGCCATAGGGGTGTAGTGCACTACCGTTGCAGCCATACTTTTCTCCTGGCAATAAAAAACCGCCCGTAGGCGGCCTTGGTTGGTCGTGTAATTAGAGGCAAGACTTAACCGCCGATTCTATGCTGGATCGCCCAAGCATCGCCGACCACGGCATTCGCTGCCGCAGAGTTACAGAGCTACCATCAGCGTTTTTTGTGATATCAAGAAGCTCGTCCGCCATGTTGTTGCTCGCGACCCATAGCCGATACCCGGATTCAGTCTCGACCATCGATGAATCTGTTCTGGCTGCCTGCCATTTCGGGAACACACAGAGCGCGTACCTTTTTGGGTCTTTCTTGGTGTTCGCCGCAATACTCGGCTTATTACTTTCCAGATCTGCTGGAGAAACACACCCCGCGACCAACGCCAAGCCCAACGCCCCGATCAGAATTCGCATTTCTTCTCTCCCTCGAAAGCGCTCAATGTATCACCTCGCATCATGGTGGCGCAGCACCAGGCGGGTCCGGTCGAACCATGGCCCACCAAAAACGATGATTTCTGACGGCCTGCCATACAGGTGGTGCAGCAGGAACGGACCGGAGCCGAAGACCTCGGTCTGCTCACCGGGTAGCGCGGGGGCACTGCCCAGATAGATGCCGGCGTGGTTCGGGTGCGCAGTGCGACCTACAGCCATCACGATCATGTCGCCACGCTGCGGTCTGTCTACTCGGATGAACCCAGCGGCCTCATAATGTTGCTCGTACAGGCTGGCGCTATCAGCACTCTCCCACCAGCCATCGGCACGCTGGAAGGCTTCGAACTCCAGCCCCCACTCACGCTGGTACCACTCGGCGCATACCGCCCAACAGTCCCAAACTCCATGAACAAACGGTCGCTTGAGTAGCGGCACACTGCCTGTCGGTGTGATCGTCCTTATATCCCCTTCAGGCCAAGACAAAATGTGCCAGGGCAAGGCCGTGGCCTCACACATGGCCAAGTCGTGAGGTGATGGCCTGGAGGTCGCATCAGGGTGTGAATGGACAACCCCCATCACCTCGCCAATATCTTCAGCCGCGGCATAGTCCTCGGGATCGAGCTGGAATTCTTCATTCGGCTCCATGGCGATGTTCCGGCACGGGAAGTACTTCTGCGCCCGGCCCACGGAAATCAAAAGCCCGCAGCACTCTTTCGGGTACTCGGCTGCCGCATGCGCCTGGATAGCCGCAATGATGTGTTTGCGCATTTTTCAGCTCCTGGCGATGAGGGACACAGCGGGAAATCCCCCGTACGGCAGCGGGTTGCCGACGCCAAAACGCGGTACGCACCCGGTACCCATACAACCGTCGCACTCGTCCAGCACGGGGTTGTCGGTCAGGTTGCCATCCTTGTCGCGGTAAGGGCCGGTGTATCCGCAGTTCGGCCCTCGGTAGCCGTTGGTCATCGCCCAGTGGCACAGGGTTGTCATCTGCCGACCGATCGTCTCACCACCAACGTCGCCGGGGCTGGCGAGCTCCCAAGCCACAGTGGTGCCGTTCTCAGATATCTTCTGATCCACGTACCAAACCTCAAGCGCCTCCTCCCCCGGATCAGCCTCGGGATTGCCCTCGGGGAAGTTGGCAGCGTCCAGGTACTGAGCCAGGGTGAGATGCATCGTCAGTTGGAATTCGAGCAGATTGTCGAAAGCCAAACAAAGCGCCGTAATACGACCGTTGACGTTACCCACCGTCAATGTTGGCCGCACTGCGGTGCCGTCCGAATTTGCCTCGATCCCGTCGATCTGCATTGGCCAGGCGGCATACTCGTTTCCCTGCCACCAGATGGATTTGGCAGGCAACTGGTCTGCATTCACGCCTGCAGCCAACAAATCCTCGGGCGTGTGCGGAATGGCGTGACCGTGAAACCTTAAGATGTCAGCTCCATAGTCGGAGCCATCCAACTCAAACAGCAGTACTTCACTACCAGGCTCTAGAGTCTGGATATCACTGATAAGTGACATGGGAGCTCCTTATGGGTGGAACGCACGCTCGAACGTCGCCGTCAGCTTGAAGACCCCGCCGCCGACGGGCGTCGGTACAGGATCCTTGCATGTGAAAAGCCCAAGCTCGCCAAGCGGGGTTGTCCAGAGGAACGCCTTCGCTCCGCCGTGCCGGTCGAAGAAGGCCATAACTTCAAGCACTCTCGCCTTGCTACCGGTGTGCGTGATTGGGTATGAGTCCTCTTTATTGTTTGGCCCATCACCAACAACTTGCTTGTAGCCTCCACCGAACCGGGACTCTCTGGTCCTGTATTCAAATGTTGGCGAATCCCCATTCTGCGTTGCCCAGGCGAAAGTCTCGATTACCATGACGGCTCCGGATAGAATGATTTTTTAATCAAGGAAAGAGGCGTTTATGGAACTTAAAGTGTTGGAACTGAGTGTCGATGACCACTTCGCAGAGTCGGGAAAATCAAGCATCTGCGGCAGCGTCGATGTTCGCCTCGACATACCCGGCGGCCAGGGCGGGGGCAGAATCGGCGTCACCTTTGAGCATGAAGGCGCGCGCGATCTCACCTTCAATCAGCTAGAAAAACTAGTGCTCGACAAGGTGCGGTCCTCCCTGACCTAACAGTCATCGACGATTCATTGCCCTGCCAATGGCTCCATCAGGACGCAGATCCATAGATAAAAGCTTCCTGTACCGAGTATCAACGAACGCCCCAATATCCTTGCCGAACTGCTCAAGGCCTGGGGTGTTCGTTTCCGTCTTGCTCGATCCATCACTGTTAAGCGTTACCGAAACACTGATCTGCGCAGCCCCGGCTCCAGAAATACCCGACAAACCTGCGCCGCCCCCTGAAGTAAGTGGCGTAACACTCCCGCCGTTTGCACCCGTCATCAGGTACGACTTCCCTCCCTCGTTGTAGAGCTCTGGACCGAGTTCGTTCACCTGGTACAGAGAGTTCGGATCAACGGGGCCGCCAGTTGCCCTGAAGCCACTGAGGTAGGTACCTGAATAACCGGCCGAGGACGCGCCGAGGTTTGACGATGTGGCACCAGCAGACCCAGCTGCCAGCCCATTGCCGCCACCCGCGGCGCTGCCGCCCAAGTAGCTGGCCGCTGCCCCCACCAAACTGCCCAACAATGCCGAACTGGCCTGGCGGGTGGCAATGCGCGCCATGTCTGCCAGGATCGACTTGGTGAAGTCAGCAAACGACAGCTTCCCGGTCATGGCGAAGTTGACGATTGAATCCTCCATCGAGCTGAACGCGTTGCCGAACAGGCTCTTGGTCTGCCCTGCGATGTTTTGCGCCGAATCCAGGTAGTTGGCCCAGGCCGATGTAGCGCCCTTCGTCCAATCGCCCTGAGCGGCCTCCACATCCGCGTAGTTTTGCCGGATCTGGTCGGTCGCCTTCTTGTTCGCATCGGCGAGCGCCTGCGATTTTCGGGTGAACTCTTCGTCCGACATATTGCGCGATGGATCGGAGCGCTGGTTTTCCAGATCCAGCGACTGCTGAGCAAACCGATCTTGCTGACTGTTCAGCTCTCCGTTGAGCGCGTTCTGCCGATCTCCCTGGCCAACGCCGAGCACTGCACGCTGGCCGGCAAGCTCCAGGGCCCGCTGTTGCTGCCCCAGCGCCTGCACGTATGAGCTGATAGCCCGCTCCTGCTTGGCGAGTCGCCCGGTCTCATTGGTAGCCAGCACCTCTAGCTGGCTGTCGGCGTCCTTCTGCGCCTTTACCATCCCTGCTCGCGCGTCGGCAATCTTCTTATCTAGCTCGATGCTTTGCGCGGCGGTGGTGGTCTTTTTGCCCTGGGCGGCTTCAAGAGCGGATATCTCCGCTTCGTAACCGGCGGTTACCTCGTCCTTTTCAGCTCTGATCAAAACTGCACGCTGTATCGCGTAATCAGCTTGCGAGATCAACCCGGCCTTCTGCGCGGCGTCCAACTGCTTCTGGGTGTTGGCGTATTCGTCCTGAATACCCTTGAGCGCGTTCTGCGCATCGTTGTATGCCGTGAGGTCTACAGCGCCGGCGGATGATGCACCCTTGGGGTCCTTGAACTTGGCATTGATGTTCGCGCGCTGCTTGTCTACCCGCGACTGCTCAAGGCGCGGGTCGTTCGGATCTGCATCACGAAACGACTTCAGCTCCCGATCCAGCTCCTTGAGTTCAGCATTACGCTTCTGCTCGTTGGTACGGAATGATTTTTCTCTCGCATCGAATGTCCGCTGCGAATCCTGAGCCTTATCCTGCTTGCTCTGATAGAGGGCCTGGGCCTTGTTTATTGCGTCCTGGGTATCCCGCTGCTTTACGAGGAAGTCGAGCTCTAGCTTGGACTCTGCAAGCTTCTTTTTGGCATCGCTATCTTTAGGGTCGGCCTTGAGCGCGCTCTCTGCAAAAGCGACTTTCTGCGTTAAATCGATAATCCTTTTTGCTGGCCCTTCGTCACGACCAATGTTCTTGATCGCATCCAGCGATTTCTTTGCTTCGTCGGTGATGCCTTTCCAGGCTTTTTCTATGAAGCCCAGATTGTCGGTGATCTCCGTGGATCGGCTTTTGACGGTATCCGCGTAGGTATCAGTCAGCAGCTTGGCCGCGCCGATGGTGTCGCCCTGCTCCTTAAGTGCAACGATCTGCGAATAAACCGATGCGGTCAGAAAGTGGTACTGATCGTTCAGCTCTTTGGCTGCTGCAACCGGGTCCTTCGCGATCTTGACGAACTCAGCGATGGTGGCATCCACCGATTTACCGGTAGCGTCTTCCATGGCCGCCGCAGCATCCGCGATATCTTTGAAGCTTCCACCGGCTACCACGCCGCTGGCTGCCAGCTTGGCGAGCGATGCAGCAGCCTCGCTGGTGGTGCCGTTGGTTGCGCTCACCTGTTGCGCAAGATCAGCCAGTTGCCCAGCAGATGTGCCAGCTGCGTTGCCAGTGAGGATCAGCGCCTTCTTGTACTCATCCGCCTCCTGACTGCCGGTGTTGTAGCCATAGATCAACGTTCCCAGCACAGCAACTGCTGCGACCACAGCGAGCGCCATTCCCGCAAGACTAAACGTCACACCACTGACTGCTGGACCAATAGCTCCGACAGCCTTCTTGGCGTTCTCAGCGGCTTCCGCTGCGGTGTTCGAACTTTCAGCCAGGTCTGACAGGCTTTCGCTTGCCTCGCCCGCGTTCTCGGCGGTGTCCTTCGCGCCCGAGGCGATACCTGCGAGGGATTCCCCCAGCACAGCAGCACCGGCGCCACCAGAAAACAACGACCGGAACTTGTCTTTCAGGGCGTCCATCGTCGGGCCAATGCCGCCGAAAGAGTCCTTGATCTGGCCGCCCTGCTGAATCAGTACCAGTAGCGGGTTCTGCCCGCCCGCCAGGCTGGTGAAGATGTCCGTGAACTGCGCAGGCAATTGCCGAAGCGCCGCCTGCGTCTGCCCCGAACTGATACCGGTTTTTCGAAGCCCCTCATCGAATTCGCCCAGCTTCTGCCGGGACGCGTCGATGCGTGTCGAGTATTCGCGGAAGGTATCGGCATTAATGACGCCGGCGGCCTTGTACTTCTGCAGCTGCGCCTGCTGCTGATCGAGCTTGTCGAGCGCAGCCATCGTTGGGTTGAGCTTGCTGAGCAGCTCTTGCAGCCCTTCGGCCTGCGCGCCGGTCGCCGCAGCCGCCTTCTTGGTTGCCTCGGCCTGCCGATCAGTGGAGCCGACAAGCGCATCCGATTCAGCCTGCAAGCGCCGCTGAAGCGAAGCCAGGCTGCTGACCGACGATCCAGACGACTCCATGGCGGAAGCGTTGGTGTTCACGCTGGTGGTCAAGCGCTGGTAATACTCGCTCGACTCCAGGGAAGCCTTCGCCGTTGCCAGAAGGCGGGCCTTGGCCTCGTCGAGCGTCTCGGAAAGCTTGCGCTCAGACGCCGACAGATCCGCCGTTGCGGTCGCCGCCTTGTCGAAGCCGGCAGACACACCATCAGCCGCTTTCTCAGCCTTGGCGCCGGCCTTCGCGAGATTCTCCAGGTCGGAGGTGGCCTTGACCGCTTCGCCTGAATTTACCGCAATGCCAAGCTCAGCGATCGTAGACATGAGTGCTCCATTATTTCGATTGCTCAGACATAACGAGCAACGCCTCGGCCTCCATTACTTGAAGGTCGGGGAAGATCTCTCTGAGTTGTTTTTTCTTCATGCCGATGAGCTCGGCAACGCTGGTGATTGCGGTGTAATCAATGCCGGTCGCGCCGCACGCACCGGTGCGCCACTGAGTAGAGAGGCCGTCGAATAGGCGGAATGAAGGCCAAACACACGGCCACACCTCGAACGCCTCTTCCATGTCCGAGGCGTCAAGACCAAATGCCGCCAACTGCTCGGCACTCGGAGGTGGCTCATACAGGGCGCGTGCGACGCGAATCAGTTTCCCGTGCGGGCCGGTGCGTAAGCCGTTTGATAGGCCGCGACAATAGCCTCACCGGCGCCGGCAGATGTTTCCACCAGCGCACGGATCGACTCAAGGTTCAGCTTGTCTTCAAACCCCCAGCCTTCAACCAATGCCTGGACCTGATCTACCTGGCGTTCAATATCCGCATCAGTGATATCCACCAGAGTCAGATCGTCAGCTTTGGCCTTGAAAGCCTCCTGATCGTCCTTCGCCCGCTGCTGCCACCCCGCAAACAAGGCCGCCAGCTCATTGCGGTTCCGATACTTGAACTCAAACGGCACCTTGATGAATGCACCGCCAACGCGCGGAATCTCCACATCAGCCTTAAAGGTAGCGCCTTGCGCGATCTTGAACTTCGCCATGATCAGCTAACCCCGCCAGCAGCCACCGGCGCGCGGTACGCCGTAATCTCTGCGTTGATGGTGAAGCCGAACGTCACAGCCGCACCCTCGTTGCGCACCAGCGTTGGCGTTTTGTTGAACGACGGGTAACCAGCGTAGTAGATCGTTTTGCCGTTCGGCAGAGACATGCGCAGAATCCGCACTTCCTTCTCACGATCAGCCTTGTCCAGTTCGTCGTACCAGGCCAGGCTGTCATCGTCGGCGAGCTGGAACGCAAACGCCTGGGCATTCTTGGTGGTCGGGATCTGCTTGTCGCGGCGAGCCTCCAGCGGTGCATACGTCCAGTATTGCTGCTCACCGCCAGACATCGAGTTACCGATCACTTGGTTCACCGCAACCCAGCCGGTGACCTTTTTGGCGGTGCCCGCGCTGATGCCCTCCGGGAAGAACGCAACGTTCGAGGTATCGATGCCTTCCAGCGTGAAGGCGCCGGCCGCAGCGTTGGAAACGCGCACGGCTCGCTCGTTGATGTCCTCCCAACCAGAAGTGACCAGCAGGATGTCTCCATTGGCGAAACCGTTGGCCAGGGCCGTGGCCACGCCCGGACTTGCGTTGCTGATGGCGGAGATCAACTTGGCGGCAGCAAAGCCGGTTGAGATCGCCAGTGTTGCCCCGTTGGGGAAGTAGATCGACATGGGTTTTCCTCTTTGCAGAAATGACAAAACCCGCACTTGGCGGGTTCAGGATTTGCCCAACGGGCGGGTTATGGTGTGGTGTCGGACCGGTACGAGAACGACAGCGGTACGGTGTAGGTGGAGTCGCCGGTGATACCTGGCCCCTGATCTACCGGCGTCATGGGCGTGACGACGAAGCCGTTCTTCGTGTCGCGCACATATAGCGGGAAGAGGTCGGTCAGTTCGGCTGCTATCGGGTTCGTCTTGGTCTTGCCCGTGCCAGCCGGCGCGATGATGCTCACTTGGAACACGCCAGTGAACAGCCGATGGTCACCCCCAAGCGTATTGCTCGCGGTGTCGCCGGGGATCGTGACCGCTCGCAGGTATGTCTCGCCCGCCGCCGGCGTGTAGGCCGTGTTCTCGAAGATGATCTTCAACTTCTCCGACCTGGCAGCGTTCCAGGCGATGAGCTTGGCCTCGTAGATCGAAGCAATGATTGCGTGAGTCATACCTGATTGTTCCTGATGGCCTCCAGCACGATCTGCTGGAAGCGAGCCACGGTTACCCGGACCATGCCGCCGGGCGCCTGGGTCGAATGGCCGAACTCCAGCGGGATGGCATAACCGAGACTGTTGGTGATGTAGCAGGTGTCGCCTGCCTTGAATTCGATTGCGCCGGCAGTGATACGCGCCGTTGACTTGGCGCCCTTAGGGTCGACCTCTTCGGTCGTGGCGTTGTTCGGTGTACCGATACTGAACATCCAGTTACCGCGAAACCTGCCGCCGACGTAGCCTGCTGGTGCGACGATGTCCATGCCGTCGTGCACCTTGCGCCCTGGCCTTAGCCTGCCCGCCTTTGTGAGGTTGTCCGGATCGCTCCGCAGCGCGCTGTTGTGGTCGTCGACGGCCTTGTTGTACTGGGTCGCCACAGCGTTCTGCGCCCAAATCTCCGGGTTACCCACGGGAGACATGCGGATCAGACTGCTACCGACTTCGATGATGATCTCGCGCAGGCTTGCATCGAGTGCTTCGGTAGCCTGGGCGGCGAACGCGGCCAGGCTCAGAGCGAAGCTGCCGGATTGGTTTGCGTATTTGGTAGACACAACCGACTCCTCTCCAGCCGAGCATAAAAAAACCCGCTCAATGGCGGGTTTAGTTACGACAATTAATTGGTTTGAGCGTATGACCGCCGATCAGGCAGTTACGCCGCGAAGGCTCAATACTCCTCGAGCGCCTTGTCCGCCTCAATATCCTGATCAGCGCAGGCTTTGACCATAGCGAATCCGTACTGGCGCATCTGCTTCATACAGCGAGCCACAGTTTTTTTGTGCTCGTCTGGAATTTGCTTGATTTCAGCTACTGCACTTAGATCCTGATCAACGCAAGCCTTCACCATTGCTGATCCGTAACTCCCCATCTGAACCTTGCATCGATCAATGATCTCTTTTTTTACATCAGTGTCCGCATAGGCTGTAGTAGATAAGAAAGCTGCAATGCCAACCAGTGTAATAATGCGGCGCATATCCATATACGTTTCTCACAGCAAGAAAGTTAAGGCACAACGCTATTACGGCCACGATTTTTTGTCCACTCATCAACACCCACAATAATGATGTCAGCTTCAAATCCCGGATTACGACCGCACCTGCAACTCATACAGGATCTGAGTGCCAGCAGGGTTGACCTCTTTCAGCGGAGGGACGATAGCCCAAGTGCGGCCCTGAGCGACCACCTTGTCGAGCAAGCCCGGCACCCAGGACAAGCCCTGCGCGGCGATCTTGAGCTTCTTGTCGCCCTGCCTGATGAGGCTGTTGTTTTGGAATTCTTGGCCGGTGAAGTCGAGCAGGATGCCCTGGGCGATCTGCTCGACGGTTGCTCCTGGTACTTCACCGCCCAGCTCAGGGTCCCACTCGCCTACTTCAGTTTTGCGAATGGTCACGGGCTGGCCGAACTCTGTGATCATCTCCAGAGCCATCACGGCCATTTCGTCGTAGAAGGTGGCCATGGTGGTCTCCGTTGTGGCTATGCGCGGACGGCGAACAGCCCGCGCTTTTGTAGGTAATCCGCAAACTGCGTAGCACTTGGCCGATCCGGTGCCGCTGGCAGTAGCCGGTTGCTGGTGTTTGGAATCGCCGCGTACTGCCGGGTCACCGCACCTTCAACACGATCAAGCAGAACCGCCCCCTTGCGCTTCTCCACCGGGTCAATGTCGTCCTGATGGATTTCGGCGGCCAGGGCCATCTGGCCATACTGGATCCGCGCCGGCAGGTAGTTGTTCGGCTTGATCTCGTGATCCAGCAGCACTTCCCGGCGCGGCCAGGACAACGCCTGCTCGCTGCTGGTCTTGCGCCCCTTCCAGATCATGCCATCCATCGCCAGAGCGGCCCGGCGCAGCAACGCTTCCTGCTCTGGTACGCCCCCAGGGATGACCGTGCCGAATTTCACGGCATACAGGGCCAGATCCTCCGCGCTCGCGTAACTTTCGGCATCAGGCTTGCCGGTGCCGTCCTCGATGATGAGTGTCATGCGTCAACTCGCTGGAATGGTTTGAAGATTGGCCGCCGGATCGCCGACAGCCAGCAGTATTACTCCTTGGTCAGCTCAGCAACGAGCTTCTCCAGGGATTCCTTCGAAGCGTTGGCCCGGTACGGAACCTTGGCCTCATCGAGCTTTGCTTTCAGCGCGGCGATCTCATCGACCTCACCAGCCGTCGGCGTGATGGCGGCTCTCTTCAGAGCTTCAACCTCATCGCGCAGCTCGTCGACAGTAAGAAGCAAGCCGTCACGCTCGGCTGTCAGCTCACCAACTGATGCATGGATGGTGCCCAGCACTTCGAACAAGCGCAATGCCAAGTCGCCAGACTCTGGACGGTGGATTTCGCCACCCTCCATGCCTTCAACCAGCAGAACCATGGCGCCACTCTCGGCTTGCAGATCGGCAAGCAGCTGAGACAGCTCACCAGAGACCGACGTCTGCGTGCCGAAAACAACAGGCACCGGCAACTCAACAACCTCAACATCAACACCGGCATCTTCGTATGCAGCGACGATCCCCGGATAGTCACCTACTACGGTCACCGATGTTACATCTCGCTCGACGCTGCGGAATAGGCCCGGGACGCGGTAGCGCTTGCCCGGCTCAAAGCCATCAAGCTGGTTCGTGTAAACGAGTTCCATCGTAATCTCCGTGGCGGCCATCGCTGGCCGCTTCCTGGGGTGGATATCAGCCGCCAACTGGTGGCGTGGTGGTGAGATTGATCATCACGCCGGCGGTGACCTTGTTGCTGTCGGAGTGCTTAACCCAGTTCGCAGCAGAGCCAACGGCCGCCAGTGTTGGGTTGGTGCCGCCGGTGGACTCCTTCCAGCTGTAGCCCAGCACGTCGATGTTGACGGTACCTTCGGCGCGGTAGCCGATAGCCAGGTTTTCCTCGTCGTTGACGTCGTACGAGCGGAAGCCGGGGGCCTGGGACTCGGTGATGACCACGGCGTTCGGCAGCAAGCCGAAGATGGCATCCACTGGCGCCTTGTCGGTCACCAGCACAGGCTTGCCCAGGGTGCCAGGCAGGCCGCCGTAGATCACGACGCCGGCTTCTTCGTAGACCTTGCTCGCAATCGCTTCATCAACGATGTCGAAGTAGGCAGACGAGTGCATGACCCACAGCGCGATCCGGCCGAATTTGTCACCGAATTTGCGCATGCCACGGGTCAGGGTTTTCTTGCCGTCGGTTTCGATGTTGGCCGACACCACCATGGCGGCGTTCGAGCCGATGGCGGCCTTGAGTGCGCCGGTGGCGTATTCGATGAAGCCTTCGATGGTGGCATCGGCAACATCGGCGCCGATGATTTGGGAGAACTCTTCCACTGCCCGGCCGCGGCGCTTAAACGCCTCTTCGGTGGTCTGGTACGGGCCGTATTTCCATGGTGCCTTGACGCCTACAGCCTCGCCAGCGCCGATTTTCTTAGCGGTGACCTTGCCGTCGGAGTTGACATCGCGGTGTTCCAGACCGCCGCCGAGTTTGTAAAAGGCACGCTTGCGGAAGTCGCCCTGGATCAGCTCGTTGTCGAGAACGATCGCGCCGTTGGACGATGCGTTGAACACGTCCAGGTTGTCCTGAATGCGTTCCAGATATGCGGTTTGCGCCTCATCGTTGTAGATGATCAGGTCGCTGTTAACAGTTGTAGCCATGGGTCAATCCCCTTACTTGGGCAATGCGAGATATGCGGTTTGGCCGTGCTTGCGCTGGAAATCGCGCTTCTGCTCGGAGGTCATTTCGGAGCGTTTCGGCGTGGCCTGACCATGCACCCGCTCCAGGGCATTTGTTCCTGTAGCCCTGGGCCACAAGTGAGGTGCGCTTTCGCGCAGTGATTCCGCCCATTCAAGCGGAGTAAGAGGGGTCTTGCCGTCTTTGCCGAGGATGATCTGGCCATTCTCGTCAACAGCGACCGCTTCGCCCTCTTCGTTCAGAGAGAACACGCCTTTGGCGCGCAGGATGATGTCGTCGGTTGCTTCTGGCAGCGCGCCGGCTTTCAGTGCCGCACCGCGCACCGAGTCGCCCAGGACTTTGCCCTGGAACTTGGCGGCGAACGCTTCGGCCTTCTCGGCGCGGCCCGCGAGCGTCTTCAACTGCTTGTCGTGCTCGCCACGCAGGCGCTCGGTGCGCTTATTAAACACCTCGTCCACCTTGCCCTCAGTCAGCAACTTGGTTTCTTCGTCCTGCCCGGCGCGACTGAGCAGGCCTTTGACGGCGTCGATGTCGATGCCTTCAAACTGGGTTTCAAACTGGGTCAGCTTGCCGGAGGTTTCCTTCAGCTTGCCCAGCAGTTCCGAGTTTTTAGTTTTCAGACCAGAAACTGATGCTTCAACGGCAGTCGCGATAGCGGCCTTGATTGCCGGATTTTCCAGGTCGATTTCGTTTTCTTCTGCCACGTTGATGCACCCCTTGGGTATGTTTCGCCCGCTTTGCAAGCAATAAAAAACCGCCCGGAGGCGGCTGATTGAATATGTTCGGTTAAATTCCGGCCTGCTCGAATGCCAGAGGCTCCAAAACCTTCATCTGGGCGAGCGTTAACGGCGCAAAGTTGCGATCAAGCTGTAGTTCAGTGAAACGCTCGATGGTCAGACCTCCCTCGCGGAACAGCTTGGCTCTTACAGGCCCGATTGCGGCATCCTGAAACGCTGCTGGTTGCTGCTGTAGCCAGTGGTAGTAGTCGAGACTGGCGTTAACCTGCCTACCACCGTCAGCGCCTACTGAAGCCCGCGTGGCATCCTTGGCGAAAAGCTCGCTGAGCCTGATCAGCATGATCCACGTGGTTCGGCAATTCGGGTGAAACGGCGGCCTTGGGCCAGACTCGACCGGAAACCTGCGGCCATCCAGTGAGCGGCATTGCTGGCTGGTCTTGCTGTCCAGCGTGGCCACCATCTGGATTTCTTCGACGATATCCGTGTTGGCCTTGGCGACCTCCATCCGTGCCTGGGATGACACATGCTGAATGGCGGTGTGCACAACCGTGCTGGCATTGCGGTTGGTAGTCGCGAGAATCCCGTCTTTGTACCCCGCCGCCTTGGTACCGCGAATGTTGCGAATGATCTGGAAGTTGGTTTGCCCCTCGAAGAAGCCTTGCCGGATCGTGCCGGTTACACGCTCACGCTCTGCGCCAGTCCACCCCTTGATGAAGGCCTTTAGCAGCTTCCCGCCACCGGTACCACGCACGCTGAGCGGGTTCGTCAACACTGCGGTACGGATTGCAGCAGCCGTCGGGGCGACCACATCCAGCGACACGCCAACCGGCGCCGACCTGACGAGACTTGTCGCCTCAAACTCAGCCTCGTAGTTGGCAATATCCACCAGGTCTAGGTTCAGTTGCGCGCTGTAGCGGTCGAAAATGCCCAGTAACAGGCTGTCGACCTCTTTCAGCAACGCTTCCAGACGCTTCGTGTTGTATTCCGTCAGGTCCGACTGGGTCAGCCGCTCACGGATAGACCGGTCAATCTCCTTGAGGAAGGGAGCAAACTTGCCCACCTCCCCCGCCTTGAGCTTTTCGAGGAACACTGCGTGCCGGATGGTTGCATCAAGTATCGCTTGGTTCACCGCCATCTACTTTGTCCTCGTCGTCCAGGCCCAGGCCGTCGCCCTGCTCTTCCAGCTCGCCGTCGATCTGTTGGTCGGTGCGCTCTGGTGCGATCAGTCCAAGCTTGCGTAGGTAGGCTCGAAGATCCGCTTTCGCGAAGCCACCGTTCTGCCACAAGCCCACCAAGGCCGTGATCATCTGCGGATCGGCCGTCAGCTCGACGAACTCTTGATTGACCTGGTAGGCGACCTTCTTGTCGGTGATGCCCATGTAAGCGCAGCACCACATGATTGCCCGGGTGTAGGCCTCGCTGACGTTCGCCACGCACCCGGCCAGCACCGATGTCGAGGCTGACTGATCGCCGCGGGACTCCGTAGCGGTCTTGGTAGCAAGTGACGCAACCACCATCCGGGCGCCCAGCTCGATCATCATCTGGTTCTTGTCGCCCATGGCCTCCTTGACCAGAGTGTTCGGAGCGGGCTGTGCATAGCCAAATGCACTACCAGCAGGCAGAAGCATCGGCGCGCGCGATCCGACGTAGACACCCTTTGCCTCGAGCAGCTTTACCCACTGCTCATCCAAACCACTGATCCAAGGCTGTGCCTGCCCACACCAGAAAACGCTGTCTTCGTAATCGGCACTGTTCCGGTAATGGCCCAGGTTGATCATGGCGATGTCGTAGAGCGGCGACTCGTCGATGCTTGGATCGTTGTTCTGTGCACCGACGAAGGTGAACGGGATCTCCTTGAGGCGACCGGTTACACCTTCGGGCTTGAACTCGTCGATGACTGCCAGTGGCCCGCCACCTTTAGGCCCAGACCGGCGCCAAACGCGGCAAACGAAACCGTCGTCTTCCAGCGCCAGCTCCCGGTACTGCTCAACCGTCTTGAAACCAAAGCCTTCAGGTATCTCTGGCGACTCGCGCAGCACCACTAGGGTCAACACACTATGGCCGTTAACCATTCCCGTGCGCCAGTTGATGATGTCCTCGGCGCAGTAGGAAAGGATCACCGAGTGGCCGCCGATACCGTCGTCCTGGTGATAGTCGACGTACAGGCCATGCCGACCGGCCTCAAGCACCTTCTCTAGCGTGCCCTGCGAGTGCTGGTAGATGCTCACGCCCGAACCGTTGGCGTTGTCCTGCAGGTATTCCAGCTTCTTCGACACCGTCAACGTTGGGTCTTTGTGGAACGCCAGGCCGAGCAGCCCGTTACGGGTGTGCCCAGTGGCGTTCTTGAATACCGCACGTTCGCGATAGGCCTTGTTCCGGTCTAGGTTCTCAGGCGACTTGTCGTGTGAGTTGATGTACGGCAGTCGGTCGACAACCCGGTGCTGGCCGGCACAGACGTCGCGAACGGTTGCCCAGCGATCCAGCACAGCTATGTATTCCGCCCGCTTGAAGGAGACGTCGTTGCTCATCGGGCGTATCCCATTTTGATAGAAGTGACGATCGCTTTGATCGGATAGCGCTTGGCGATGAAGTAGCCGGCGGCGTCGTTCATGTGGTCATGACCCTTCTTCGGGTCTTTGTCCGGCTCGCCCTTGTCGGTGTAGGTCTGTCGCTCCAGGCACAAGGTGAGCTGAGGGCACTGGTCGATATTGACCTTCAGTCGTCGCTCGCCGTAGGCGTTCAGGAACATGGCGTTTACCGAGTTCACGCGGTCTTTCACACCAGGGTTTGTGGAGTCGACGATCACCGTGAATTTTGCTTTTTTCAGCAGAGACAAGTCGGACTCGCTCGCGTTATTGCTGCTGGTGTTCTGCCCGCTGGCGTCGGGATAGACCGCCACCGAGTGCCCAGGGAATCGTGCCTGGATCTTCTCGATCATCTCCGGTGTGTCCCGAACACCGTGAAACTCATCCAGGGCCATCGGCAAATCGTTACGCACGACATAGACAACGGCCGCCATCTTCATGACGTTGAAGTCCATGCCGATGTGCAACGCCTCGCCCGGCTTGATTCGCTCGCTGGTTCGGCACTCGTCGCGATTGAACGTGTAGTAGACGACGCCCGCGTAGTTCTCAAAGCCGGCTTCGTACTCTTGCCGGAAGGTGCGCGGGTCCATCTTCCGGCGTGCCGCCTCAAGCTCTTCAGGAGGAACGTTGCCGCCTTGTAACGAGGTGTACTGCCAGCTCTTGTGGTCCGGCTCGCCACCTGGTTTACCGTCCAGATAAGTGTCGTAGCAGTGGTTGAAGCCCTTCGGAGTGCCAATGCGAAGTGCATGGCCTCCCTTTCGCATACCAACGTCAGGAATCTGGTACTGACAAGTCGATAGCATCGGCCGCAGAACTTCTTCCCACGCCGCCCACGGGCAGTCGGCCCATTCATCCACCAGGACGAAGAACAGGCCGGAGCCGCGCAGGTTGTCGTAGTTGTCGAGCCCCACCACGCGCATGACGTGGCCGGACTTAAGGGTGATCGAGCATTCCGTCTCGTTCGGGCGGTGTGCACGCCATGCTTCGGGGATAGCCTGCTTCAGTCGCCGCCAGAACACGCGCTTGGCCTGTTTGAACGTCGGCGCGCCATACCAGATCTCGTCCTCAACACTCACGCCCCACTCAGCAGCCAGGCGGGCAGCACGGCGCATTTCGGCCTTGCCCAGGAACGTCTTGCCGAACCGGCGGCCACACACCGCATCGCGGAAGCGGGCCTCAGGCTGGAAGCCCCAGCAGTAAATGTTCGCCTGCTTGGTCGTCAGTTTCACTGGTGGGTCAAAGGTACGGGGTAGCGGGGACATTCTCATCAGGCTCCAAGGTGTACTCAGCAACGGCGTGCTGCTGGTCCGCTTGGGAGCCCAGAGGTTTCTCAGGTTCGAGGCGGCGATTCACGTAGACGTCGCCCACCTCTTTGGCGGCCTGCTCGTACAGCTGAGCGGTCAGCGCCAGGTTGCGCATGCTCTCGGCCTTCTCAGCCATTCGTCCCAGGCCACGAAGTCGATAGGCGCGGTTGGCGATGGGTATCTCTGCGGTCTCTTCGCGGAATCGCTTACGAGTATCGTGAAACAGGGTCACCCACTTCACCGCCAGCCCCTTCCCAGCAGACTTGGTTGGGTCGTGCGTCTCCACCTGCTGGCGGCTCACCACAACCCCGTATTCGTTCTTGACGGCTTCCACCACCTGGGAGGGGGTGTCAAAGCACGCCAGCGCCTGAACGATGAAGCTCTTAACCTCATTTTTCAGGGCTGCCATAAATTCTCATCCGTCTAGAGCCTGTCAAGAATCAGGCCGATCTCAGCAGACAGGTTCCGCAGGCCCTCGCAATGTTCAATTTCCCCACCTCAGCAGGACTGTTTGCAGCATCCACCAACGCTTGAACGTCAGGGCTTGCACCGTAGCGGCGGACGACACCGACGAACTCCTCGACATCGTGGCCACGCATCTCGAGCTTCGGCGCCCCTTCTTTGGTGAAGGCTGGCTGACCGTACTTATCCATGGCATGAGCAATGTGGTAAAGCTCGTGCTCCAGGAGCGCACAGAACTCAAGGTCGCTGCACTGGGCGCAGTAGTCGGCAGCCAAGGTGATGATGAAGGCCGGCACATCGCCGAACCAATCACGCATCTGTTGTTCCATCCGGGCCTTCTGCCAGCCACCAGCGCGGAACGCTACCTGCTCGGCCTGGCCTAGAATTGTACGACCCTGCTTCTCGAAGCTAGACGAGGCCCACATGATCCGGATGTCTGCATCCAGTAGATGAGCATGGTCTTCATTGTGAATGCTGCCGGTGTCAGCAAGGATCTCGGCCTGGAGCCACTCCCACACTTCGGGCGCAGGCGTCAGGCGGATACCGAAGTCGGAGAGATCGGACAGCTCAAGCAGGTTCGCCGGGGGAAGAGGCCTGTTCAATTGGGATCACCTTGATCTCACCCCATACCGGGTGAAAGTCGACTGTCTCGCCATCGGTGGACTTGATCGGCTGGTCGGCAACAACTGCGATACCGGCCTTTGTGTCGCACCAGATCACGTGTGTAGCGGGCTGGCCGTCGATGATCACCTAACGCCGGCCTCGGCCATCATCCCTGTAGTGGACGTGTTCGCCTGATTGGTCGCTCATGCCCTACTCCAATTGCGCGCCACGATTTGGCACATTCGAAAACGTGGCGCGGATTATTCGACCTTGCCGAAGACATAGCCGCGTCTCGCCCAGGCATAAGCCACCACACCGGCATGAAGCATCACGCCGAACGGGTTGACCCAATGGCCTTGGATGGCGGTCACGAACGCGCCGAACGCACCAATGGCTACCAGGTAGAAGGCTGAACACAGAAGCGGCTGGTCTACGGGGCGAATCCGGCGAAGATAGTCACACGCAGCCAGGGCCACCAATACGCACAGAAGCGCATCAAATACCCCCATCACTGAAACTAGGATGCTGTTCATGTCAGGCACCTCGCGTCGTCGGGAAAGACCCTATGACTGCTTTGATGGCTGGGATGATGTTCATGGCGGTCAGGCCAAGTACGAAGGCAACACCGCACAGGAGGTTGTCGTCTACTACAAGTTCCAGTCTTGTAGCGAGCCAGCCAGTGACGGGCTGTGTCAGGTACACAGAGAAAAAGAAGCCGGTGGCCACCGCTGCGGCTGCCTGGCCCCGAGTCAGATCTCTGAGGAAGCCAAGAGACAAGATCGAGCCAATGAATGCAGCCATGACCACGCCGTACTTCACCAGCAATACGCTGGCGGCTGTGCTCGCTGGTTCTGCCATTGCTCTCTCCATTGCGAGTTGAATCAGTCCCGGCAGCACTCCCAGCTCGGGGCAATGGGTGTGGCGGGGCCGAAAACGAAAAGGCCCCGATCAATGTCGAGGCCCTGAATAAGTGTGCGCGTCTTTCCGCGCTGTCTGCCAGAGACAATCCAAGCGTCGACGCCCCAATGCATCGATCTCGCCCTTCCTGTCTCGCGCCACTCCACAAGCATGTGAGGTCAGAGTGCACGGGCTGCCGGTGTTTTTCCGTAGCGCTGCACTACCGGCTTATCAGCGTCCAGGCCTCCCGAGGGCTGCCCTGGCTGCAGTGAATTTTGAGCAATAAAAAACCCGGCTCGATGGCCGGGTTTTCTTGGATCAGTAATTAAGTTGCCGAAGGCAAAATTATCAGGATGGCGCTAATATGCCACCAGCCGAGCGGGAACGCAATAGGGCCTCAAGCGGCCTCGCGCATTTCGTAAATTACCGCCGCAACCGGGCTGAGCGCTCGGCGGTCCAGATCCTCGCAGCACTCGAATGCGAGCTTGATATAGCCACCCCACTCCCGATCCCATCGAACCGACTCCAGGCGCACACCGTAGAACTGCCACATCCACTCCCTGAACTTCTCGGGATTGGCGAACGGGTCTTCGTTGGCCGACTGGCCGCCCTGGTGCATGTACTGGTACCGACGCATGACGCCCTTCACCACATACTCCAGCTTCTCCCGCTTGGCCGCCGTCATGCGTGGCGACTTGCTCTGCACTGCCAGGAATACCACCTCCTCGGCTGCCTCACGGATGTCGTCGCTCTGCTCAGCGGCGTACATGAAGTCGCCGAAGACGCGGATCTGCGGATGTAGCCGAGCGATTGCCGACTGGATATGCCCCGCCAGCGCCCCATGCACCGCATGATTCGCCGTAGGGCCGCGCTCGGTGTTCTGCACCACCACGCCCAATTGCACAACATCAGAGGTCTGGCCCGGGGCCGGGTTGTATTTGCAGTCATGCCACGCCTGGCGCGCTGAGTTGATCTTCATGCTACCTGCCCCTTCTTCAGTTCTCTGGTCTTTGCCCGGTACGCAGCCTTGATGACCTTGATCTCATCCACGGTGTACTTGCGCACGCTCTGGTCGGATTCCAGGGCGTCGACCGCCTCCTGGCCGATGCGCGCGATCAGGCCAATCCGGTAGTCCACCGCGTTGCCGGAGAGGAATCGGTTATCCTGCTTGCTCTGTGCGTGGCAGTTGCGCTCATCGAAGCGCAGGTGCGGCGCAGAGCCGACGCTGCGGTAATGGCCTGCATCTACCGCGTTACCGCTCCAGTCCAATGGCTTGCCGCTGGATATGCAGAGGTGGCCGGCGGCCTGGTCCCGGGTGCGGATGTACTCGTTGAACGCCTGCTGTGCTTCGCGAATGTGGTAGCCACGAGTCTTGAGCGCCTCCTTGCGCACCTTGATCTCCCGGCGGCCGGCCTGGGCCAGCGACTTCTTCTCCTTGGCCTTCTGCACCTCTACGGTGGCCAGCGCACACTTAGGGCTGCACACCGCCTGACCGAGGCGCTGCGGGACAAATGAGGCCCTGCATGCTGGGTTCTTGCAGGTCTTTGGCTTGGGTTGTTTGGCTTGGAGGCTCATGCGACCTCCTTGAATGCTTCGAACTCGGCCATCTCGGTCAGTCGCTCTTCGGTGAGCGTCGGCCAATCATGCAGCACGAGGTATGCGCAGCACTGGCGCCAAAAGTCTTGGAAGATCTCTTCGCCCATCGAGTCGTACGAGAGGCTGCGCGGCGTCTTGCGGGTGAGTTGGCCCAGACCAGGGATGTCGAACAGCTCCTCGTCGCAGTAAACGCCAGACTCCAGCTGCAGGGCCTTGATTGCGTCGTGGGACTGCTTTCCGGAGAACCGTTCGATGTTCTGGCTCAGCACCCGGCCCAGGCCGTGGACCAATCCATTGAACCGAGGATTGCGCGGCTGCTTGAGGTCGGCGCGGATCTTCGTGTTGATCCGGAAATCCCGCTCGCGAAGGATCGACCGGTCAGCGTCGGAGGAAGGCACGAAAGCGGCCACCTCCTTGCCGGTGGCAGGGTCGACCAGACGGCGCAGCACCAGGTACACGGGCATTGGGCGAGGCTTGGCAGGCTTGGTCATGCTGCAACCTCCGTCAAAGGTTCGCCGGCGCGCCGGGCCAAAAGATGTTCACGCGAGATAAAGGCGTCGACGACGAAGCCGCCAAGGTCGATCGCCAGCGGAATGCCCTCGCCGCGACCGCGCGCCACGTAATATTTGCGATCCTCGCGACCCTGCACCGGGTCAAATACGAAGTAGCCCTGGTCGGTAACCTCGATCAGGATCTGATGGTTGCCGCCTTCGATGTTGAGCGAAGGTGACGTGCACATATAAACGCCTTCATCGGCTAGCGGTGGGCAGTCCAGACTGAAGAAGGCCGTGTATTCAACGCCGAGGCGCTCCAGCATCTGCCGCAAAGTCAGCTCGCCGGCGCGATATGGCTGATGCATCTCTTCGATGACTTCCTGTGCCGGCCGGCCAACGATCATTGCCATGCAGGTCGACACGCAGCTGTAAGCGCACGGTTGCATCTGGTGAGTGATGATCGGGTTCATGACTGCTCTCCATTGCCCATGGCGGCGGCCTCTTCTTCCCATGGGAAAGGGCTATACGACTCAAAGTCAGTCTCCCAGTGAGCAGGCTCAGTCATGCCTACGTTGTCGTGATGGGCCTGGTGATGGGCACACCTGAAAACGTAAAGTCCCGAACCCTTCTCGAAATAGTCCTCCCGATATTCAAGGATCTCAGCCTGGATCAGGGCCAACTGCTCGACGGTAATCTGGCCGCTGATAGCGCTGATGAATGGGTCATCGCCTTCGCTGTTAAAGACCTCGATCCAGACCGACTCTTCACCATTGCGCCAAGCGTTGGTGTCGTACTGGGTCTGCTCAATATCGTCGCGCAGCGACTCGTTCTCGGCCTTTAGCTGGTCGCGCTCATTGCGCAACAGGTCGTGGTCGTACCCAGTGTGTTCAAGCTCTGCCTTGAGCTGGTCGATCTGCTTGCCTCGCTCTTCTGACGCGTAGCTGACCTTGTTGTAATTCGTGCAGATCTGCTCATGCGCTTCCCGAAGCCGATCGTTCTCGGCGATCAGGGCCAGGACTGCGGATGGAGTTGCTACCGTGTAGGCATGGCCAAGCGAAAGATGATGCTCGGCCAGACGCTGCAGTTCGGTGTAGTCGGTCATTGCGAGATCCCCTTCAGCAGTTCCTGCAGCTGTTTCAGCTTGCCCACGGCCGCTGCGTTGGTTTCGCGCTCAACCTCCACGGACAGCGCCACCTCTTCGATGCGACTGGCGAGCGCCTTCATGCGCCTGCTGAAATCATCAGCCAGGCTCACAACCTCACCGGAAAGGCTGGCCAGAACATCCAGGGCACCTTCGGGCTTCTTGATCGAAACAACGGCTTGTTTGGCTACCTGGGTCACGGCTTGCTCCTTGATTTTTTTGGGGGTCGCTGCGTCACGCTGAAACTTGCCACCAACCGGCTCACGGATCAGACCGGCTTCCTTGAGTTCGCCCAAGGCGCGGCGGATGGCGTAGGGCGATGCGCCGGTGGCCTTGGCTGTGAGGGCGGCACCGTGGATTTCGTGATTGCTCCAAGCCGCCTGGATGGGAACGAGGGTGAAAACCTTCTGAGCGATTGAGGACTGACCGGCGAGAATCTGTTGCTGTCTGGATTCGTTCATCAGAAACCACCCCGTGGGTTAAAGTCGTTCAGAAGGGATTTGGAGGACTTGCGGGGCGCTGGCGCGGCGGCCTCTTGCTGCTGCTCACGTTGCCCGGCGTAATTCACGAACCGTGCATACTCGCCCTGGTGCTGCAGCAGGCAGTGGCCGACTGCTGCATGACGGTGCTTCACCACGTCGATCTCGGTTACGCCGCTGCGCCCAAGGTCTGAATCAGCGTCGCGGTGGGCGATCATGATGATGTCGGCGTCCTGCTCAATCTCGCCGGAGTCGCGCAGGTCGGACATTTGCGGCTTCTTGGTCGAGCGCGTCTCGATGCTGCGATTGAGCTGGGCCAGGACGATGATCGGGATGTCCAGTTCCTTGGCCATTGCCTTGATGCCCCGACTGATGGCGCCCAGCTCCAGGTTCCGGTTCTGCTGGCGAGAGCTAGCCTCTGGTGCGATCAGGCCGATGTAGTCGATGACGATCAAGTCCAGCGGCTTTGCGCGGTGCTGAAACCGGGCGATGTTGCGGATGCGGCTCAGTGGCAGCCCGCCCTTCTGACAGATGCGCAGATCGGCAGAGTGCATGCGGCTCACGGCGCCGGTAATGCGCGTGATCGATTCGCCGTTGCCCATGGCCTGGCCGGTGTCGATGCTGCCAAGCGTTACCGCCGAAGAAGACGCCAGGCTGCGCTTGGAAAGCTCCTTGGCAGACATTTCGAGCGAGAACACCAGCGCTGACTTGCTTTCTCGGATAGTCAGGTTTTCGGCGATACCCAGGCCCAGCGTGGTTTTACCAGTGCCCGGACGCCCAGCGATGATGATGACGTGTGAGCCGCGCAGGCCTTGGACCAACTCGTCCAGATCCTTCAACCCCGTGGCGTGTCCGTTGATGCCCTCGCCATTGAAGCGAGCGTCCATTTCGTCAACGACCGGGCCGAGCGCTTCACGTAGGCTGATCACATCCGGCTCGTCGTCTTCGCTGTTCAGGGCCAGGACGGCCTCTTGAGCGTCGGCGATGATCCCGGCCAATGGTCGTGCGTGGCTCGCCATGTCGATGATGGCTTGACCGATCTCCGCGACCTTGCGGGCCTTGGATCGCTCTACCACGATTCGGGCGTATTCAAGACCGTTCGCGGCGCTTGGCACACCGTTATAGATCTCGGAGGCCCGAATCATGGTCAGTTCGCCGCTGGACAGTTCGTGGCGAATGTCAGCAATCGAAACAGGGTCTGCAGGGCGGCCAGCGGAACGGGCGGCAAGGATCAGCGTGTAAATCTCAGCAACGTCTTGGTCGTAGAAGTCGGTCGGGCTAACCATGGCGCCGATCGTTTCAATCAGGTCTGGCTTGATGAACAGGGAGCCGACAACGCCGTACTCCGCTTCCATCGCAACCAGTGGACGGTCAGTAATCATAGGGCCTCCAACACTTTCAGGACCTTGTCCTGGCGGGTCAGAAACTCAATATCAGCAGTCCAGCCACGGTCGTTCTCGCCGATCCAGTGCTTGTTGGTCAGGCAATCGGTGAAGTACGCAGTCCAGAACTCACCCTTGCGGAAGGGATGAACGCCGTTGATCTCCAGGTTCCAGCAGCCCTTGATCAGGTTCTTGCGTTTGTTCGAGAGCTTCAGGCACTTCGGCAGCTTCTCGCCGCATACGGTGTTGTAGATCTCAGCGATGCGTCCGTATGGGATTCGATCAACCTTGGCTGCAGGAGGCTGATCAGGTTCTGGGGTGCCCTGCTGTTCCGGTTCAGATTCCAAATCCTCGCCGGTCGAAGCGTCAGCGGCGACAACTGCGTTAGCAGTTAGATTTGTATTTATGTCTTTTATGTGTGTAATTTTCGACACAGTGGCAGGTGTCTTTTCTACACAGTGTGTAGATTTCAACACAATGGATTTATGGTCAATTTTCCATTCGTTGACGGGTAGGAAAGTGATCGGATCACGGCTTCCACCATTACGAAACAAAACCCGCTGGCGAATCAGGGAGTTGATGGCCCGAGATACGTTTGCGCGCTCAGACACAGCCTTGTCTTCGTCGCTGTACATCATCTTGGCGATGTAGAGGGCCGCTACCTTCACCGCTTCCTTGTTGTAGCCGCTGGTGAGCCTGTGGATCGCCAGGGCGACACGCAGCTCACGGCCTGACAGGTCTGCACCTATCAAGGCTTCGTACAGGTCGTTGTCCATCCGGGTAAATCCCCCGGTATTGCGAAGTGGGATGACATTGCTCATACTTAATGCGTCCTGATATTTGAAATGCTCGCTTCGGTTGCAGCCGAACGAGACAAAGAAGCCCGCAAATGACTCATGCAGTCGTTGCGGGCTTTTTTCTTGGCTGGATCGCTGTAGGAAAGCCGAACCAGTAGCGCAGCCTTCTCTGCTGCGAATTGATGAAACTCACGGGTGCCCGCCTCCACCGGCACTGAGTCAGCGAGTTTTTCCAAGGCCTCATCGAGAACCTGATTGATATGACGCGCAGGGTGCGGGCGAAACATCAGGCCACCTTCACCGAGGCTTTCAACTGCGCCAGGGCGCTCTCGGCATGATCGATCTCGCGAAGAATCCGGGCGCGATCAACCTGGTCTACTCGACCATCAGCCATCGCCGCATGCGTCTCGACGGTGACTTCTGCAAACTCCAGGGTTGCGCGCCCCAGTGCGTCATGAATGTCGATAGCCTTAGGCTGATCCGTCTTCATGATCGAATAACCAAACTCGCCAGCCAGTGCAGCCAAGGGGCGCATGTCATCCGTATGCAGCAGCAAGGCATACAGGTGCTTTACGTTGAACCAGGCGTTGTCGTAATTCGCGTTGGCACGCTGAAGCAGGCTCACAGGAGGCATACTCATCAACGTGGCGAGATTCTTGGTGTTCGCCTCTTCTACGGCGGTGTCGCAAGCCCTCAAAAAATCCTGCATGCCTAAAACCTCGAAATTCTTTACGTGGCGCCCTGCAGGTGCAGAGGCGATCATTTGCTCAATGGAACGGCGGACGGGGATGTCAGGCGGCGGTTTTCTTGGCGCCTTGGGCGTCCAGTTCCTTGAACACGTCTGGCCTGGCGATGCGCAGAAACATCATCCGAGCCCTTGGGATGCCGTATTTCCTCCAATCGCTTACTGATGGAGGTCGCACTTCACACAACTCGGCGACACGGAAAGTGCCACCGAGAGCGTCAATAATTTCATTTGGGTTCATGCCTGATTTCTCCGGCTATTCGCATAGGTACGGATATTAGGCATACCTTTTATTTAGGTCAATAGGAATACCTTAGATGCCTGGTGTTAGGCTCCCCTAATGAGGACACTTCAAGAACGGTTAAAACTGGTGATGGCCGGCCCGCCAAAAGTTACGCAGGCCGCCCTGGCTCGCGCTTGTGGCATTCGCGCGCCGTCTGTAAACGACTGGATCTCAGGGAAAACAAAGACGATTGAGGGGCAGAATCTTTTGATCGCTGCCGACTATCTGAAGGTGATGCCGATGTGGCTGGCTACTGGAAAGGGGCCGATGCGTAAGGGGGTGGATGGTGGAGCGCAGCCTGCAAGCAAGGAGAGCAATGTCGTGCTGATTGAGTCTCGCCGAAAATCGCAAGATTCCAGCTTCATCACGATCCCTCAGCTGGACGTGGCCGGCTCAATGGGGCCGGGAAGAGTGCCGCCCGATCACATCGAAGTGATCAGGGATATTACCGTTCATCTCGACTGGCTGAAGACTCAGGGCTTGTCGTATTCCAAGCTAGAGAACCTGGCCATCATCGATGGCGATGGTGACAGCATGGAGGGCACTTTCCGTAATGGCGACGCCCTGCTGGTAGATCGCGGCATAACCGAGATCCGAACCGATGCGATCTATGTCTTCACGCTGGAGGGCGAGCTTTTCATTAAGCGGCTTCAGCGCCTGACAGGCGGCTCCCTGCGCATGATTTCAGATAACCCCGTGTACCCAGCAATCATGATCGAGGGGGATATGCTCGCCAAAGTGCATATCCAGGCCCGTGTTCTGCTTGTCTGGAATGCCCGGAAGCTTTAGGCGATTACCAAAATGCCACGGATGACGCACAAGAGCGAAGTGCCGCAGTGGGATGATGCAGAACTGATCCAGCACTTCAAATTCTGCGCAACTATGCAGCTAAGGACGCCACTTAGGATATTGCAGCACCATAACGATACTCACTGGGATCGCACGCAGCCCCCGCCGAAGATTATCGAAAGGTCCTGGCAGGGCATTTGGGTGCCGTGCACAAGGCTATCCGGCCTTTTCGAATACGAGGCGACGATGGCCTCCGAAATTGGTCAGATCCCAGTAAGTGGCGGCGACTTCTTGCGCTTTCTACTGACTATCCGTGAGGCAGTTGAATCCCGTAGCACAGGAAAGCACGCGGCGGCTCTCTCCGTTGCCAGCAGCAAGTCCTGGGAGTCAATTGTTGAAAGGCTTGGCGGCGCTCAAAACGTGGCGATGCGACTTTGCAAAGCTAAAGCCGGATAAAAATTGCACAGAGTTCTGCCGGAGGCCCCATGCCCCTCACCAAGCCCGACCAAGAGCTAAGCCGCGAACTCAAGACCCTAGCGCTTGATATCGAGCAGGCCGCAGACGAAGTGCTGAGAATCACTAATGACTGCCGAGATGTCGATGCGACAGCTGCCCTTATGCTGATTGCGAAACTCTACAAGCATGCGGATCGGGCGGCGGCGCTTGCGGATGCGGTGAAGGCGTGAAGGTTGTGCGACCTACCTAGCCAGAATGGCATTGCGCACTTGAGCGAGAATTTATGCGTAATCATGGCTTGTGGATATGGGAAGAAGACGAGTGCCTAGCCCTTCGCAGAGCGATTGCCGCTTATAACGCAAGCAGGCAAAAGGCGGATCGTCTAGCTCGGAGCGCCATAGCGAGCGAGATAGGGGTATCCACTTCGACCATTAATAATTATTTTCTAGGTACTAAGGCTCTAGACATTGAGGTTGCTCAAGCGGTTCTTAAGCTTACCGGCATTCCTGTGGAGCGGTTCAGTCAGAGGCTCGCAGAAGATCTGAGGTTAAAGCATGACCCTAACCAAACCTAATCAAGACCTAAAGCGCGACCTCCAGGGCATCGCCTCGGACCTCAAGTGGTCCGCTGTCGAACTGATGCGAATCGCTGAGCGATTGAGCCTGGCCGGAAATGAGGCAGACGCCCAGGCCGTGCTGAAGATCTGCCGGGTGATGCAGTCCGCCGAGGACAAGCTCGCCGGGTATGCGGATGAGGTGCGGGATGGCCGGATCGTGCGGGAACGGGCTGAGTAGGTAGCGCGGCGGGAATTGTAAGCTGCATTAATAAGGGTGAGGAGTAGTACCAGGATGGTTTCTAAGAATCTCATACCTTATGAAGAGGCTATGAAGGGCATCAATACTCAGAAACGATGGTTTGGCGGGGACCGAATTGATTGGGTCATGACCAGCGTTCATAAGTGGCCATCGACGCACAAGTATCGTGCAACGCTCATGGTAGGCGAGCGAACCCTGGAGGGTCTTTTCGTCCAGCTTGAGTATAAGGCTGGCAAGGTTGATGGCGTACCCGAGCACCTTTACTTCGGGTTCTTTGTGAAAAGCAGCCGCTCATTCGCCGTCGACGAAGGTGGCTTCACTCGCCATCGAAACAAGGTCGGAAAAGGTCTCGCCTACTACCAGCAAACCATAGGCCATCCACACATGCACATCCCAGTGCTTGAGGCGTCCTATGGGTACGCTGAGCCCATTCCCAGAGAATCCGCTGAACAGCTATGGCAGCTGTTTCTGATGCGTGCCAATATCACAGGCGCACCAAAACTGAATTTACCTGATGAGATAGGCCATGACGGCCAATTGAGGCTGATATGAACTGCGCAGACCTTGGAAGCGCACTCGCTCTAACCTGTATCCCGGTAAGCGAAAGCGTTATTTACATGGAAAGCCATGTCTCCGTCCCGTACGACGGCAACTTGATCGGTGCCTACGTCCAAGACATAGGTCGCGGCAGGGTCCGAATCTCGGATAACGCAGACACCCTTTTCCACGCGATGACTGTCGGCATCCAGCCAACGGCCGCGCGCGGCAGAAAGCTGGCAGCGATAGCTATGGAAAATCATGTCCAGCTTTCTGATGATGGTGAGATTTTCGTTGCCTGCGATCAAGCCGAGGCACCGTTTTATCTAACGCAGATAATCGATGCTGCCACCGCTATAAGCCACCATTGCGGGCAATGGGAAGCGAGTGGAGAGTCCAGATTCGAGAGCCTTATCTCCGCCGCCTTGAGAAAGACCTTCCCTGGCAAGGTGAAGCGTAATTACTCAATTACAGGAGCCAGCGGGCACCAGCTGAAATTTCCGTTTGCCATTGACGTCGACAAGGCTGAGATTCAAGTGGTGCAAACTATCAGCGCGGTAGGCGGCACTCCTTACTGGCCCTCTGTGTACCAGGCGCTTGGAAAAATGATCGACATCAAGAATGCGATACCTGGCATTCGTCGGACGGTGATTTTTGAGGAAGCGGCTGCGAATGAAATTGCCAAGGCCTCTGCCGCTCTAGCTGAATGCGCATCCGTTCTGATCTACACCTCGCCAGCGCAGTTAACTTCGGCGCTCCGCGCTGCTTGAAATGTAGCTGTATTCAATAGCCCGGCCCAGCGCCGGGCTTCTTGTATCTAGACCCACCCCTTCGGCAATCTGGCGATCAGCGGGCGTTATTACGCATTCTCTTGGGCTAGACTTGGGCTGAGCTATGGAGGAATCACGCATGGAAAAATCGAAAACAGCACAAGAGATTCGAGCGCTTCTACTCAGCCAGCGCCCCGACCTTAAAGAAGATCTTGCGAAGATTTCAGACCTTGAGGTGCTGCAGTTCATGGCATGCGCCTATAAAAGTGCGATTGATATCAAAGAGGCCGAACTGGTTGAGATCGATAGGCTACTGGACGAGGCTGCCAGGGCGCTCTTTTCCCCTGTACTCCACTGATCTGCCCGCGTATCCAACGCAATTAACTCCGCAGTAGGTGCCTGGCATGTTAACGACCAGCCCCACTTGGTTCTTGCGCACCCTCGCCCTGGATGCCAATGGTGGCTGTACGCCACGAATGGTAAAGTGCTGGCTCAATTACGGGAGGGATACCAATGATCGGGAAGATAGTGATAGGTCTGGTAGTGGCGGTTGTGCTGTTCCTAGGGTTTGGCGCCATTGTCGGAAACACACCTGAGGGAAAAGCAAAAGCGCGTGCACGCGATGCAATTGATCTATGCCATCGAGAGGAAAGCAGCTACACAGGCTCCGCTGGAGCTAAAGGAATAATCAGCGGCGCCTGCCGCAAGCTTGAGGATGATTTCAGAAAACAGTTTGGCTACGCGCCGTAACCGAACAGGAAATGTAGAAGCCCGCCACTGAGCGGGTTTTTTCATGCCTAACGAAAAATAATTAGGCATACCTATTGACTACAAAAGAAGGAATGCCTAATGTTCACCCCATCGAGTCACCCAACAGGGACTCGCCAGGGCCTCAGGGCCTGACCGCTCTTTAACAGCTCAGGAACTTCGCAGATCGATCCCCGGCAACGGGCACAGCGCGAACAATAAATTCGATCTCCACGCCAGCTCTGGAACTGGCCGTGCTCACCAGATGTGAGTACGCGAAACCACGCAAGCCGGTCGGCGAAGAACACCGTCCACGAAATGTGTGACGCCGACTAGAGATATGAATCGGGCGATGAGCGTGGTGGAGAGAGCAGATTTCCTCGATGACCTTGGCGACAGGGTCATCCGGAAAATCAAACAAGCAAGGAGATACAAAGATGGGCAGACAGGTAACGGTGAGCTTGGTGCCGCTGCTGAAAGCAGGTTGCACGCTCAGCATGCATAAAGGCCATGACGAAACATGGCTGCGAGTGGTGATGCCAGACGGCGGTCACTTCAACAGTGATGCCGAGGACTGCCTCAGCTTCGACTGCCGGAGCATTGAACACTCCACCAATGCATGGATGGAGAAGTGGCTTATCGCAAACGGCGTGCCTTATGCGCATGGCTGATCCGAATATTCCTGATGCCGCTTCTATGAGGCGGCATTGGAAATCAACGGGAGTCACAAAATGCTCAACATCAACGAAGACGATCTGAAAACCGCAATCGTAGCCAAGGTATCTGATGAGCTTCTGCGCGCCGGCGATGACCTTTCCGGCATGGTCGCTGCGGAACTGAAAAAACGCATCGACAAGATCTTCAACGAGCGCGTAACAGCGCAAATTGAAGCCGCAATCAACGAAACCATCAACGGTTCGTTCGAACGCGAATATCGCCGAGTTAACACCTGGGGCGAGCCAGAAGGCCCGGCCACCACCATCCGCAAAGAGTTGGAAAAGACCGTGAACGCTTACTGGTCAGCCAAGGTTGAACCGCGCACCGGCAAAGCGGCAACGAGCGACTACAACACGGTCACCCGAGCCGAATACATCATGACTCAGGTCTGCGCCGAAGACTTCACAAAGGAAATGACCCAGAGCGTGCGCAACGTATCGGGCGCCCTGAAAGACGGCCTTCGCATCCAACTGGCCAAACAGATGGACACCATGCTGGACGGCCTGTTTCACATCAAAAGCTTGCAAGACCAAGGCAAGGCTGAAAAGCCGTACTGACCTTTTCACTGATGCCCATCCAGAGCGGTGGGCATTGGGAAAACAACCGGAGACAAACTCAAATGCACATCGAAACGCAAAACATCGAATGTCTGCAAATTTCGTCGAACGACATGCGAACGGTTGACTACCAAGAGCGTGTAGCGCTTCCGGCTGTAGTCAAACTCAAGACAAGGTTTGAAGAGGCGCTGGCTACTGAGGGGGTTGGAGAGATTGCCACGGAAATTCTGACTCGATATCTGGAGACGGTTAACGGTGTGATTGATGAGTACAAGGCTAGACGGGTGGCTCAGAAAGAACTGTTTCCAGCATGAAGCATCACCTCTGTCCATTCCGCCGAGTGGGCAGACGGATGCGGACGAAACTGCGGCCTATAACCGACCACCTGCATCACAGATGGCGCCCTGCTGTTTCAGGCCTGCCATCTGGTTTCACAAATGCCTCTAGTCCCCCTGGAGGTATTTGGAAGCCCCGGGGCCCACTGCACATCCCGCCGGGAGGGAGCCGAAAGGTAGCAGCAGCCCGCACATGCGGATTAATTCAATAGGTGGCCACTGCCTTCCCAGTGAGCGAACGATAGGAGGGTTTCACCATGGACTAGCCAATAGCTGCCCGACGCCACATGCGCCCGGCAGGCTTGTACGTAAAGAGGGAAAAGCCCGGTTTCGACTGGGCTTTTTTACGCGCCTCTACCCGTCAGCACTCCTCCCCCGCGCCCATCGGCAACCAGCGGAAGGCATGAGTGTTGACGAATATAGGTGAACAACCCGCCAATCTGGAGGCGACCATGATCCAAAGTCACCAAGCTCACTGCGATGTAGCACTTGCAATGAACCAACGCCGCAATATCTCCATAGCCTTTTGTCTCGGCATGGTCGGCTCCAGCACGCCAAAGAGCTCCCCCCGCTACCGTGTAGTTCCAGCGGGCCACGAGTTCTTCCACGTCGTCGAAGCCTCCACCGGAAAGGTGAAGGGGTTCCGCCAAGACCACAATGAAGCCTGTGCCCTTTCCCGGTCCCTGGAGTCTCGCCATGCCAACCAGCTACGCGGATAGCGCCCAGGCCCGGGAATCCGACAGGCGCTGGGATTTACCGAACTTCGGTAAAACTCAGCATTTCGATCTGTTCCACGAATACACGGCAGAAGACCTGGCGAAGATTGAAGCGCGCCGCCTTAGAGAGCGCGCCAGCTTAAAGCTGCGTATCAGCGTAGCCATGGGGCAGATGGAACTGATCTGCCCGCCAGTAAGGGGCGCTGAATGAACATCGCTCAGCGCGACCACCAGAACGCCGTGAGCTGGATCGAGGGCGAGATCAAAAACATGATTCGCGACCTGGGAAAGACCAATGCCAGCGCGGCCGCTACATCGTGCGTCACCCTAGCTTTCATGCTGAGAGTTATAGACGACAACGAGCATCGGCGCTTCCGCGCGCGCATCGACGAGATCTACTCCAACTACAACGCATCGCCCGTTACTGCCGCCTGACGGCATCACCCAACCTTACTACTTTCAATGCTGCGCCTGGCGCGGCGAGGAATCGTCATGTCCAAAAATACCAATCAAGCACTTGCACAAGAATCGCTCGAAACATCTGAGGCCCCAGAAGTGAACAAATCTGTAACGCCTGCCGTTTCGATAACCGACATCGTCGAATATCAACCGCATGAAGAACAGATCGTTCGCCTAGAGACCACCTACGCGAAGCTGGTCGTTGATTGCTCGACGAGCGAAGGTTTGGCAAATGCCAAAGAGGTTCGCGTCGACATCCGCGACGTGCGCTATGCCCTGGCGAACACCACCAAGACAGCATTGGTGCCATACCAGCAGAAGGTGAAAGAAGCGCAGGCACGAGTTAATCAGGTCAAAGATTTTGGCGAAGCGTTGAAGGCCCGTGTTTTGGTGCTCGAAGAGCCTGTTGATGACGCCATCAAAGCCGAAGAAAAACGTGTCGCTGACGCGAAGGCCGAGAAAGAGCGCCTGGAACATGAGCGCATCGAAGCCATCCGGACAAGAATCAACCGCTTCAGCTCTGTCGCTGCCGCCTATGCAAGCCGAAGCGCAGCCGACGTCTATAACATCCTGCAGGGCGTCAAGGAAGCGGTGATCCTGCCCGAAGAGTATGGCGAGTTTGAAGCTGAAGCCACCATCGCTCGCGACAATGCGATTGATCAGTTGGAAGCACTGCACAAGTCTGCCCTGGAGCGCGAAGCGGCCGCCGAAAAGCTACTGGCACAGCAAAGGGAGCTTGATGAGCTCCGCGAGAAGCAACGAATCGCAGACGCAGAGGCTGAAGAACTTCGCAAACAGCGCGCAGAAGAAGACCGCAAGCGCTTGAAGCAGCAACAGGATGAGTTGGACCAGCAACGCCGTGACATGGAGGCTCAGCAACGTCAGCAGCGTGAGCAGCAGGAAGAGCAACAACGCCAGCAGCGCGAGCGCGAGGCACAGTATCAGCGCGACCAGGAAGAGCTGGCCCGTCTGCGCGCCCAGGCTGCCGCGCCTGCTCCAGTAGCGGCTGTCGCTGCCGCTCCAATCGAAAAGGAAGTTGAAACTGCGCCTGTTGCAGTAGTCGCCGCCTCCATGGCTTCCATCGACGTAGACCCGACTTCACCCCCGGCTGAAGAAATTGTCGAAGTGGTCGCCCTGGGCTTCGACGTTGACATCGACACCGCTCGCACTTGGCTGCGTGCCCTCAGCTTCTAACCACCCTTTCCATCTGACGGCCAGCACAACCCATGCTGGCTACGGAGAGCGCTATGACCGACACAGACACCCAAGCCCAAACAGGCCTCGCCACTTATCACGACCCATCGCACAACGCTGCAGCACTCATCCTCGACCCGGGCACCATGAAGTCGATGAGCGATCTCGCGATGATGATGTCAAAGGGCGTTACAACAGTCCCTAAGCACCTCAAAGGCAACCAGGCTGACTGCATGGCGGTAGTGCTGCAAGCGATGCAATGGCAGATGAACCCATTCGCGGTGGCGCAGAAGACCTTTATCGTCAACGGTGGCGCATTGAGCTATGAGGCCCAGCTCGTGAACGCAGTGATCACCGCCAAGGCGCCGGTCAAAGGTCGCTTGAACTTTGAGTGGTTCGGCTCCTGGGAAAACGTCATCGGGAAGATGCGCGAAGTCACCAGTAAGACCAAGAAGGACGAGGATACAGGCGAGCCCAAAAAGTATCGTGTCCCGGCCTGGAGCTTTGACGACGAAAAAGGCCTCGGGATCAAGGTCTGGGCAACTTTCAAAGGCGAAGACGAACCCCGCACTCTTGAGCTGTTGCTGACCCAGGTTCGCACACGCAACTCTACGCTCTGGGCGGAAGACCCGAAGCAGCAAATCGCATACCTGGTCACCAAAAAATGGGCGCGACTCTTCTGCCCTGACGTGATCCTTGGTGTTTACACCCCTGACGAATTCGAGGACTCGTACGGCGGCGAGATCGATATCACCCCCGCCAAGCAGACTGCGAACACCGCTGCCGCGGCAGGCGTGTCGTTCGGGCCTAAATCTTCATCGCCTGACATCGACGGAGTATTTGCGGATCTTCTGGTCGTCGCGAAGCGCCAGGACATCGAAGCCTACGCAGCAGCTTGGGCGGGCCTCAAGCCGAAGCAGCGAGCGGCAATCGGTCTTGAATGCCACGAAGCACTCAAGAGCATGGCGGCGACCGTTGATGCTGACTTCACCGACATGAGCGGCTCCAACGCAGACCAGCCCCATTCAGAGGAGGCCGCGTAGTGAGAACTGAGCTTCAGGGCACGGACAAGTGGCATGCAGACCGATCTGGTCGCGTGACAGCCAGCCGCTTTAAAGACGCGTTGGCCTGGGGAAAGCCTGACAAACATGGGAAGCGCGAGCCGATGGGCGCGCGCACCTCCTATATGCGCGAACTGTGCTTCGAGCGGCTGGCAAAGAAGTCCAAACACAACGTCAGCAGCGCCTCCCTGAAATGGGGGCACGCTGAAGAGCAAAAGGCCCAGGACGCCTACGAGATGCTGACCGGCAACATCGTCCTCCCCTCCGAGTTCATCGTCCACCCCAAGTACGACTGGCTTGGCTGCTCTCCCGACGGCCTGATCAACGATGACGGCGGTACTGAATCAAAGTGCCCTTTCAACGAAGCAATTCACATCAGGACCTGGCTCGAAGGCATGCCCGAAGAACACATCCCGCAGATTCAGGGATGCATGTTCGTTACAGGTCGCAAGTGGTGGGACTTCATTTCGTTCGATTCCCGTCAGGATGAGGAGTGTCAGCTCTATATCGAGACGATTTACCGCGACGAGGACTACATCGCAAACCTGCACAAGGAGCTGGTCCAGTTCAACCTGGAACTCAATCGCATGGTCGACGAGGTCGCAGACAAGGCACGGGCGCAAGCCCACCGCCTGGGAGCCTGACCATGCGCCCCATAACCCGCATCCAGCAACGCAAACGTCAAACCTGGCTCGCACTGCCGGCCAGCGGAATAGAAGAGGTAGGCCATGGCTGCCGCGCAGAAAGACCGATCGGCAAAGACTGCGGCGAGGCGAAAGACTCGCGGCGAGGAAGAATTGCGACTCCACACCATGTCCGGAACCCGCCAGGCCTTGGCTGACCTGATGGCCTGGCACAGCATCAAGGAACAGGGCGAGGCCATGACGCTGATGATTCACCACCTGCACGGCCTGGGCCAAGCGGGATCAGCTCAGTTTCTCGCACCGCCGCGACACGAATACGTGATACCCGAAAACGTGTCGGCAAAACTGCAGCTCGCCTACAACCGCGAAGCCCTTCGCATCTACCACGACGAATAACCCACCCTACTCGCTGCATCCGGTAACGCGGAGGGCGGCGCTTACCCGAGGAACACCGATGAAAGCCAAGACAATTTCTATCGAGGCTGACGGCCTCAAAATCAAAGGCACTGCCGAACGTATGATTCAGCTGCTCGCGGCTAGCTTGTTTGTGCATGCTCTGCCACCGGCCGCGAATGTTCAGCCGGCAGTGGCGTCAGCCGCTCCTGAGATCGGCCAGACTTGGCCAGGCCAGGGCGGTATCAATGGCGGATTCGTTCAAGCTCGCGGTGACGTCCCAGCGCATTACCTGATCTTCGCCGAAAAAGATGTGGGCAGCCTTGAATGGGGTGGCCGTGGAGTTGAGGTAAAGGGGCTCAGCAAAACCGACGGCTACACCAACACCCAGGTGCTGATTGGTAACGACGACGAGCGCAAGTATCCCGCCGCCGATGCGTGCGCCGAGTACCAGGCCGATGGTCATCATGACTTCTACCTGCCGGCCGCTGCCGAGCTGTACCAGGGGTGGCTGAACTGCCCCGAGGTATTCGCCCAAGACTGCTACTACTGGTCATCCTCGCAGCGCTCAGCCAACTTCGCATTCTACGTGGACTTCGTTGATGGCCATCAGGGCTACGACGTCAAGCTCGACGAGCTCCGTGTCCGCCCCGTCCGCAGATTCTTTATTTAATCCTTCATCCATTCGTTCTTGATCCGGCACACCAGGGCGCACAGCGCCTTTTTTGTTGCCTTCGAAAAGAGGAAGCACCATGTCCGCAGTTGAGAAAGCAGCGCCAGCAGCAACCATCCCGGCAATCGGCCAGGCCTACGGCGGCGGCTTCGTCACCGGCATTACCCGCGACCCATCCACCGGCAAGCGCTCCCTGCACATCAGCTCCGGGGCGGCGCATGAACTGGTCGGCAAGTGGGGCGAGTACGGCGTCAAGATCGAAGGTGCCGACAGCTTCACCGACAGCTTGGCCAACACCCAGGCCATGGCGGCGGCGGGCAGCGAGATTGCAGCGAAGGTGCTGGCCCTGAGCATTGGCGGTTACAACGACTGGGCGATCCCGGCGCGCGATGTGCAGGAGCTGCAGTACCGCCACTTCAAGCCGACCACCGAAGAGAACTGGGCGAGCTCGCGCAATGGCGACAACCCAAACAGCGAGCCTGTAGGCCTGCTGTACAGCGAAGAAGACCCGGCGCAGACCCTCCACGCCGTGTTCCAGGAAGGCGGTGCTGAAGCGTTCCGCGACACCTGGTACTGGTCGAGTTCGCAGCGCTCAGCCTACTACGCTTTCTACATGACCTTCGGTGGTGGCACTCAGCTCAGCCTCGGCAAGTACGACGAGCTCCGTGTCCGCCCCGTCCGCAGCGAGCTTATTGATTAATTCGCTTATTTAATCCGGCCGCTTGCGGCCGGTTGCTCTTGGAGAGCGAGCCACATGGCAATGCATACGGAACTTGCGATCTACAAGGCTTCGATGGGCCTGCTGCATATGGCCACAACGATGACCCGGAACATCCCCCGCGACCTGAAGCAGTCACTCGGCAAGCGAGTGATCGACGAATGCATCGAAGTGCTGATGCTAATTGCCCGGGCCAACGCAACCCAGGACAAGCGGCCACACCTCACCTTGCTGGTCGAGAAGGTGCAAGTGGTCGAGTTCCTGATGCGACTCTTCAAAGACAACCGCTTCATCAGCATTCCGCAACACGCCCAGGCAATTGAGGTAACGGCCTCAATAGGCAAGCAAGCAAACGCCTGGAAACGCTCCACCCCAACCGCGCCCGCTACCTGAAGGTTACGGCTTTCTGGTCTGTGCGAATTGAATCTGGTCGTGCCGCTGACCCTTGGGTCACCGCCATGCGCACAAGAGATACCGCCGGTCTAAAGCGACCGGGCAGGTCTTGCGCAGTTTCCTTGCTGATCGGCTTTGCCTTCGGCCTGGCGACGTAGATAGCACGATAGGTCGCAGCGCTCAGCCAACAACGCATTCAACATGAACTTCGATGATGGCAATCAGAACAACAACGACAAGAACAACGAGCTCCGTGTCCGCCCCGTCCGCAGATTCGACTTTGGGCCCCTACCCGTTTCAGGATCTGGTGCAGGCCTATTACGACTGCCGGCGCACCAAGCGCAACAGCGACAGCGCGCTGGCTTTCGAGATCGACCTGGAGCGGAACCTGATCCAACTGCACGACGACCTGATTGCCGGCACATACCGGCCAGGCCGATCTATCTGTTTCGTGGTCACCCGACCGAAAGCCCGGGAAGTCTGGGCAGCAGCCTTTCGGGACCGCGTCGTCCACCACCTCATGTACAACCATGTGGCACCGCGCTTCTACGCCAGATTCATAGCGGACAGTTGCGCATGCATTCCAGGGCGCGGCACGCTGTACGCCGCCACACGGCTTGAGTCGAAGATCCGCAGCGCCTCGCAGAACTGGTCGAAACCGATCTTCTACCTGAAGTGCGACCTGGCAAACTTCTTCGTCGCCATCGACAAGGCCGTGCTGCGCAAGCAACTGGAGGCCAAGATCACCGAACCCTGGTGGCTGGCCCTAGCCACGCAGATCCTCATGCACGACCCGCGTGAGGATTACGAGATCCGCAGCCCGGCGCACCTGTTCAACCGGGTGCCGCAGCACAAGCGCCTGGTTGCGCAGCCCGCTCACCTCGGCCTGCCGATCGGCAACCTGTCGTCGCAGTTCTTCGCGAACGTCTACCTCGACGCCCTGGACCAGTTCGCCAAGCACACGCTGCGCGCCAAGCACTACATCCGGTACGTCGATGACTTCGTGTTTCTGCATGAGTCCCCGCAGCAACTCAACCAGTGGTTGGCCGAGGTCGAAGCGTTCCTGCCAAGGCTCGGCGCTAAGCTGAACCCCACTAAGACGATTCTGCAACCCGTGGATCGGGGCGTCGACTTCGTTGGTCACGTCATCAAGCCCTGGCGGCGAACCACCCGCAAACGATCCCTGGCCCAGGCGCTGAAGCGAACAGCCGCGGCGCCCGCCGAGGATCTGCGCGAGACCGCAAACAGCTACTTCGGCCTGCTCAGCCAGGCCAGCCACAGCGAGAAAGACAGGGCAGCACTGGCTCGCGTCGTGTTGAAGCGCGGCAACAGCGTCAATGCGGCGCTGACCAAGACATTCCTGAAGAAGTAACCCACCAACTCCACCGCCAGGGCATGGCCCGGCAAGGCTACTCCTATGGTCCGCCAATACAGTTTCGAAGATCTGATGAAGCGTCTGACCAGTGACAAGGTGACCGTCATCAAAGACAAACGAGGCAATTTTGTGTTTATGCCGGTTGCCTACAGAGGCCGTCGGTTGTGATTTCTGATTATTTGGAGGTGGGTCATGAGTGAGATAACGATTAGCACTGGGCATCCAGACGCAGGACGCATTTACGCCGAAGCACTGACCCGGGTAACCGCCGAGCGTGACGCCCTGCAAGCCCTGCTGACCGCAGAGGATGAGCGAGCGGATTCAGCGATAACGTTTGTCACTCGGTTGATTGAATGCGCAGGAAGGCAGCCATCAATCGCAACCGGCTACCTGCGCGACATCCTGGATACGCTCAAGCCAGCAGAGCCAGCCAAGGATGAACACGTCTGCAATGGCTGCGGCTCCAGGGGTTGGACGGCGAACTGCAAAGAATGCGTGCCGTACTGAATCCAACTCCCCGCCTACTGCTGGTGCCTGCTGGCACTGGCACAACTGATTTGATGTAACCCCTCCCCCTTCAAAGTCAGCCGCTATAGCGGCAAGGACTAACTCGCCCATGAAACAACATCGCGTTTTGATCGGCGACTGCATTGAGTCGATGCGGACGCTGAAGGACCAGTCGGTGAACACCTGCGTCACGTCTCCGCCCTACTACGGGCTGCGTGACTACGGTATGGCCGACCAGATCGGCTTGGAGGAGACACCTGCTGAATTCGTCGGGCGCCTCGTTGAAGTGTTTCGCGAGGTACGTCGGGTGCTGCGCAATGACGGAACAATCTGGGTGAACATGGGCGATAGCTACGCCAACGGGGGCAGGACCACTCGCGGCGTAGATGAAAAGCTGGAGGCTCGCACAATGAGCGTCCGCCCTCGAGATCCGACTGGCATCAAGCCGAAAGACCTCATGGGCATCCCCTGGCGCCTCGCCTTCGCCCTTCAAGATGATGGTTGGTACCTGCGCCAGGACATCATTTGGCACAAGCCGAACCCCATGCCTGAATCCACCAGAGACCGGTGCACAAAGTCGCATGAATACCTGTTCCTGTTGAGCAAGTCACCGCGCTATTACTATGACCAGGATGCGATCAAGGAGCCTGTAGCGCACAGCTCGATCAAGCGACTGGCGCAGGATATCGAGCAACAGCAGGGCAGCGACCGAGTGCCCGGAAAGTCAAACGGGCCAATGAAAGCCGTTCGTAGCAAGCGCGATAGTTTCAAGCGCGATGATTCAAAGCGAGAGCAAGCTATCCCTGGGCAATCACTGGGAACACACCGGCCAGATCGAGAGGAAAGCGCCTATTCATTGGATACTCGTAACAAGCGCAGTGTGTGGACAGTGCCGACGCAAGGTTTCAAGGGTGCGCACTTCGCGACCTTCCCTCCGGACCTGATCCGACCCTGCATTCTGGCCGGCGCGCCACTCGGCGGCGTCGTGCTTGACCCTTTCGGCGGTGCCGGCACTACGGCGGTGGTCGCCATGCAGGAAGGTCGCAAATCGATCCTGTGCGAACTAAACCCGGAATACGCCGCAATGGCTGAACACCGGATCGCAGCGGCATGGCTCGACGGCGCGGCGCAGATGGATGTTTTCCGCGATACAGCGCAACACCCAGCAGCCTAACCCCAATCCCCCTACATGCCTGCCGGTGAGCGGCGGGCGGAGCTATGCCATGAGCGTATATCAGCGCTACTTCCGAATCACCCAAGGCCCGATGGTTGACGAGATCGATCGCCTGTTCGAGCTGCGTATTGCCGCCGGCAAGCTCTACGATGAGCTGGCTGTGAAGCACGGCGCCACCGGTTCGAAAAATTACGACCGCGCCGGCACCTTTGCTGGCTTCACCTTCGCAACTACGCCCGATCAGGACATCTACCGCCACGACAAGAAGACGCGCCTGTGGGTGCCTCGCAAGAACACGCCAGCGGGCAAAGCAATCTGGGCCAACATCAAATCGCTGCCAACCCCGGCACCCATCGAGCACGCGCTGCGCCTGGTCGACTTGGAGCCAGGGCTGCCGATGCTCACCGATGCAGGAAAATGGTACGCACCAACCCTGTGGGGCTACGGGGCTCCGCGCAACATCTGGTTTGTCAGCGTCCCTTGGAAGGATGTCGATCCGGATGAACTGGAGCAGTACAAGGCGATCAAGGCGGCCAAGACCGGTTTCGACCGTGACCTGGATGCTCTGCTATGGGAGGCCCCGGCCGACTGGACCGAGGTGAAGCGCTGGCAGGTCGAAAAGGAAGCGGATGAGATTTCCGACCTGATGAAATCAAAACCTCAGTAACCCACCTTCTGCCGCCCAGCGCGGCAAGGACACCCCATGTACGCAACGAAACTCACCCTGCTCTTGACAGCCATCGTGTTGTACGTGGCGGGGTCCACCTTCTGGTTTTTCTGGCAGGTGCCGGAGCTGCTCTCCACCGGTACCGAACAACCCCTGATCGCAGCATTCGCCGGCACCGTCGCCTGGATGCTGCTCACCTTCGGTTTCATCATCCACATCATCAAGACAGCGCGGCCTACAGCGGGCGGCGGGAGGTAGTAATGGAGGCAGAGATCCTGTCGGACGACGAGCTCGCCGACCTGACCGGTTACAAACACCGAGCCCACCAACGAAAGTGGCTCAAAGACCGCAACTGGGTCTACGTCGAAAGCCGTGGTGGTCGCCCCCTGGTGGGCCGCATGTTCGCGCGCATGAAGCTGGGCATGGTCAGCCCCAGCATAGTCGAGAACAATCCGCCTCCGGCACGACCGGCTTGGACGCCAGACTTTTCAAGAGTGAACTGATATGCGCCCCCGCAAGACAGAGAATAGGGACTTGCCCCCCGGGATGGTTCGGCGCAAGCGCCCACGCAAGAACGGTACAGCGTGGGTCGGCTATTACTACCGAGATGCAAATGGAAAGGAATTGTCTCTCGGTGGAGATTTGGACAAAGCCAGGCTCAAGTGGGCCGAACTTGAGTCCAAGGCAAAGCCGGCAGACCTGAAGATCATGAAGGGAATTTTTGACAGGTACGAGCGGGACATCATCCCGAAGAAAGCGCCGCGGACGCAGAAAGACAACAAGGCAGAGCTCAAGCACCTACGCAAAGGGTTCGAGGGGGCGCCCATCGATGCAATCACCCCTTCCATGGTTGCGCAGTACCGGGACGCCAGAACGGCGAAGACTAGGGCAAACAGAGAGATCGCCCTGCTCTCCCACGTCTACAACATGGCCCGAGAATGGGGCTTTACGGATCGGGAAAACCCTTGCGCCGGTGTCCGGAAGAATAAAGAGAAGGTCCGCGACTACTACGCCAATGAAATGGTTTGGACCGCTGTGTATGGCAAGGCTCCACAAGAGCTTAGGGACGCGATGGACTTGGCCTATCTGACCGGCCAGCGCCCGGCAGACGTAATCGCAATGAGGCGGGGGGATATCGAGGGGGATTACCTAACCGTGCAGCAGGGAAAAACAGGCAAGCGTCTCAGGATTCAAATGCAGGCAGGCGGTGTGAAGAACACCCTCGGCCTACTCATTGAGGACATCATTGCCAGGAACAGCCAGCACAACTCGCAGCACTTCATCCTCAGCAGAACGGGGATGCGCGTGTCTCAACAAATGCTGCGTAACCGGTGGGACGACGCCCGAGAAGCTGCTCGCTCTTTGGCCGCCAGTGAGGGACGAGTTGATGACGCGGAGAAGATCCAACAGTTTCAGTTCAAGGATATCCGACCGAAGGCGGCATCCGAAATTACAGATATCGCAGACGCCAGCCTCCTTCTCGGGCACTCGGAGCAGGAGATCACCAAGCGCGTTTACAGGCGCATCGGTGCGGTTGCGCAGCCTTCTGTGGGTTAGTGGCAGCTTTGGCACTGGGGAGGATCTGGTGGGAAGAAGCTGGATAAAACAGGACAACTCGTGACAAGCCAGGCAAACCGGGACGTTGCAGGCAAGGATGGTCCTGCAAACCAGAAAAAACGGTGCCAAAGCAATGCAAGCGGGTAAACAATCGAAATTAGTCATAGAGCCCAGATTTAGCGGGCTCTTTGACATAGGTGCATTACTTAGATCCAGCCACCAGCCCATACCACACGGCCGATTATTTCCAGGTCTCCCAAGCGTTCCTTGGGGACGACCATTGGCTGGTATTCCTTGTTCTGACTGATGATGCTAACCGAACCGTCAAACTGCCGTTGCAGGCGCTTTGCGTAGAGGTGGTCATCGAGACGAATCACGTAGACCGCCTCACCCTCAAGCGAATTGCGGCCATGGTCAATCATGACGGTGTCGCCATCGCTTAACAGCCCTTCCATTGAATCACCATCCACACGGATAGCTGACAGCTTAGATGGCTCAAGGCCCTTCTTACGCAGTGAGTACGTCGTGAAAGCCAGGTGCGTGAGCACCTTAGTCCCGTCGGTCCAAGAGCCATGGCCCGCACTACAGCGGGCGTCGTAAAGCGGTACGTGAGAATAGACACCCTCAGTGTCTGCCACAGCCTCCTTTTTGGCCGCCCCCACAAACATCTCCCCCTTGCCCGTAGCAATCCAGTCCAGAGAGACGCCCTTGGCGGTAGCCAGCAACGCTACGGAGTCAAACGCGGGCATACCTTCGCCTGCGATCCAGCGCTGGAGTGAAGACAGCGCGGCATCGGCTGTCAGCGCAGCCTGTTTTCGAGACTCGTAAAGGTCGGCAACAGCCGCAATTCGAGTTTCCAATCCCGAATATGGAAAAGAAACATCTTTTCCAGCGAGTTTCTTTTGTTTCTTTTCGTCGTAAGGCATTGAATCCTATGCTCTAAATCTATTTTTCGGGATCGGAAACCGAAAAAGGGAATAGAAACTCTCGAAAACAGTTTACCGAATCCTGTTTTCGAGATATGTTTATCCGCAACAGGACGTTAGACGTCCCAAAAAAACCACCCGTGAAGATGGTTCAAAACTATGAGCGATATCGTCATGCCCACCGACCCTGCCAGCAGATGGGAGTGGATCAAATATCAACTCCGTGTTCGTGGCACGTCCATGGCTGAGCTTGCGCGCCAGCTAGACGTAACCGACCGCGCAATCCGTAACGCCAAAAACACCCCATATCCGCGCATTGAACGCTCACTTGCCATCGTCCTGAGCCTAGAGCCTGCGGACATTTGGCCGGAGCGCTGGAACGCTGATGGCACTCCGCACCGGCAGCGACCTAGCCGTGCAGAAGTAAACACTTCCTACAGCAAGGATACCGGACTACAGCCGGTTGGACACTGTAAAGCGGCAAGGAGTGCCTGAACATGCGTAACCAAAAAGACGACAGAACCTTAGACATCTTCTCTGTTCCGCAGCCTGTGCTTTCTATACCAGGCCTTGGCAACTACGGCGCTCAGGTCAGCGAGCTTGTGAGCGAAGTCCTCAAAGAGTCTGATCTAGACCGCTATGAGATTGCGGCTCGCATGTCCCGCCTCTCTGGCGACGACGTAAGTAAGAACATGTTAGACGCTTGGTCGAGTCCTGCCCGTACAGATCACAACCTTCCTCTATATAGAGCAGCGTTGCTGGAAGAAGTTTGTGCAAGCCATGTCCTGACTAATTGGCAGGTACACCTGCGCGGTGGCCGTGTTGCATACGGACGCGAGGCTTTGGACGCGGAGATCGGACGGCTATCGCGCGTGGCGCACGATGCAACGCGAAAAGTCCGTGACCTGAAAAAAATGCTCGGTGACGACCATGCGTAGTTGGTACTCGCCCCAAGAGCTGGCTGGGCTGCCCAGCATGCCAGGCACGGTGCAGGGTATCCGTAAGCTTGCCTTGCGTGAGTGCTGGGAAGGTCAGCGACGTCTTGGCAGCAAGGCCACTGAATATGCATTTGCTGTCTTGCCGAAGGAAACCCAAGCTGCGCTCATAACAGCGGCTGTCGTCAGTAATACACCTGAGCCAGCAGTTGATTCACACATAGTAATAGCCGGGCGTGACTCAGAAAAAGCGTCACGCTTGAACGACTCACAGTCTTCTGTAATGACTGCGCGCCTTGCGTTCGTGCGTGAAATCGAACGCATGAGCAAGGTAGTCAGCCAAAACCGCGCCATTCTTACCCTGGTTGGGTTGGCGAAAACCGGCGACCTCAGTCCGTATCTGAATGACCGAGTAATCCGCGCCAACGACCGCAAGACCGAAGACCGCACCCTGTCTGAGCGCACCCTCAAGCGTTGGCTGGCGGACTACCGCGCCCACGGCGAAATAGGCCTGGCTCCGGCCCGTCGTCAAAAAGACATGAGCGTCCCGTCCTGGGCGCAAGCATTCCTCAAGCACTACCAACGCCCGCAGAAACCAAGCGTTGAAGCCGCTTATGAACAGTTCAAGCAATTGCACCAGAACATCAATTCCAGTGTTTGCCCCAGCATTCACGCGGTACGCCGCTGGCTGAAAAAACTCAGCCCGTCGGTGCGTGAGCATGGGCGCATGGGTCCGCACGAACTGAACGCCTTAAAAGCCTATAACCGCCGTCAGGCCGACATGCTCTGGCCGAATGACGTGTGGGTGGCTGACGGCCACACCTTTGACGCCGAAGTGATCAATCCATTGACGGGGCAGATTTTCCGCCCGGAAATCACCATGGTCATTGATTGGGGCACCCGCCGTATCGTCGGTTTCTCCGTCAACCTGGCCGAGTCAACCCTAGCCACATTGGACACCTTACGTGACGGCGTAAGTCGTTGCGGCATGTACAAGGTGTTTTACGTGGACAACGGCAGCGGCTTTGACAACGCCGTTGTTTATGAGGTCAACGACCGCCTGGGCGGCACTATCACGCACTCGCTGCCCTACAACTCCCAGGCTCGCGGCGTAATTGAGCGCCCCCATAAAACCATTCTGGTTCGGCTCGCCAAGACGTTCGACAGTTACATCGGCGCCGACATGGATAAAGAGGCCGCTACCAAGACCCACAAGCTGTCCCGTAAACAGCTCGCCCTGGGTATCGCGCCGACAGTTGTGCCTGAATTTTCGGTGTTCTTCGCGGCCCTGCAAGAAGCACTCGATGACTACAACCGCCGCCCACATCGCGGTCTGCCGAAATTCCGCGACCTTGCGACCATGCGCAAGCGCCACCAAAGCCCAATGGAGTCTTGGAAGTCGGCAGAGGCCGAGGGCTGGGAACCATTGTTGGCTGACAGCAACATCGTCGAGAGCCTGACCCGGCCACAGGTCGAGCGCACCGTTCACCGTTGCCAGGTGCAATGGAACAGCGGCACCTACTTCCTTAAAGACCTGGACGGTTTCCACGGGGAACAGGTCCGCGTGGCCTATGACTTCCGTGACGCCAGCCGTGTTTGGGTCCACTCCCTGGAGGGCGATCTGATCGGCGAGGCGCTGCTCGACGGCAACGCTAGCCCTGCCATGCCGAAAACAATGCTGGAAAAAGCCAGCGAGAAGCGCGAGCGCGGCCAGTTGTCCCGCTTGGTCAAAAAAGCCAAAACCATTACCGGGCAAGACGTGGAAATGCGCGTCATTGCTTCGCAGTCGAGCCAGTACGACCTGTCGCCTGACCAACTCGCCGAGGCCCAGCGCTTCGCTCAATTGGCTGCACCGCAGGCCTCGGCCTTTGAATTGCCAGCCGACCCAACCGCCCGATACCGCCTCTGGCTCCTGATCGATGGCCGCATCACTAGCGGCGAATCGCCGACGGCCGAGGAAATGCAGTGGCATGCCCGCTACCCGCAACACCCGGACTTCAAATCCATTCAGCAAATGTTCGCGTTCGCCGACCAGGCCCGCGCTTAACCCAAGACCTTTAGGAGTCGAATTATGAGTGTTACCAAGATTGTTCCCCTGACAAATGTCGGCCTGTTGTCTGCCGCCATTGCCCGTGCCCATGCACGCCCTGCGGGGTTGCCTGGGCTAGTGGTGATGTATGGCGCGAGTGGGCTGGGTAAAAGCGTTGGTGCGGCCTTCGCAGCCAACCAGCACCGTGCCTATTACGTCGAGTGTCGCGACACCTGGAGCAAAAAAGCCTTTCTGCAAGCCATCCTGCGCGAGATGGGTATCGCACCTGGTCTGACTCTGTCGGTGATGGTTGATCAGGTTGCCGAGCAACTGTCCCGCAGTGGTCGCCCCCTGCTAATAGACGACGTGCAATACCTGCTGGAAAAGGCCGTCGCCAACGTGTTGACCGACATCTATAACGCCAGTCAGGGCACCATTGTGCTGATCGGGGAAGAACGTGTGCCGGGTAGCCTGGCCAAACTGGAGCGCCTGCATAACCGGGTGTTGGAGTGGGTGCCCGCTCAACCCGCGACCCTCGACGATCTGCGCGCCCTGGCCCAGGCCAGCTATCCGAAACTGAGTTTTGCCGATGACCTGCTGGAAGATCTGCGCGTCAAGGTGCGCGGCTGCCTGCGTCGTGTCGCTGTCAATCTCTACAAGGTTTATAGCGAAACCCAAGCCATGTGCATCGACAGCATCGACCTCGCTGGCTGGGGCTCACGGGGCTGGTTTACCGGCGAGGCTCCTGTACGGAGGGGCGCGTGATGGCTGGCGGTCGTGGTCGTAAATCCATTGATCTGGAAATGCGCGGCAGCAAAAGCAATCGCCAGCGCATCTGGGAAGCCATCCGTGCAGGCCGTGACGGCTTCAAAATTGCCGAAATTACCCAGCGTTCCAAAACAGACCGAACTGTCGTCAATACCTACGTGCAGTCGCTGATACGTGGTGACTTTGTCGAGGTAGTTTCCGGTGAGCTGTTTAAAGCGCAAACACTGCGGTTGATCAAGGACGTAGGTGCTGAAGCCCCTTCCCTCACCAAGGAAGGCAAACCAAGCAATTCGGGCAAAGGCACCGAAGCAATGTGGCGCACGCTGCGCATTCTTGGGGAACTGGACGCCAACGAGTTAGCGGCCCAGGCCTCAACCGTAACGCCGACAACTGTCTCAACCGCTGGCTCTTATCTGGTTTGGCTCAAGCGTGCGGGCTATGTGATTGAGGTTCAGCCCGGCAGCCAGAAACAAAAGGCTCGCTATCGCTTGGCCCCTGGCAAATACACCGGACCCCGTCCGCCGATGATTCAGAAAATCGGGCAGGTGTTTGACCCGAACCTGGGCAAGGTCGTGTTCCGTCAGCCTGCACCTGCGGAGGCTGACCTATGAACGTCAACCTGTCCGCTTGGGGTAGCGAAGCGCCGCTGTTCGTGCGCCTGCTTGCCGCCGAGGTCGCAGCCACCAACAAAACCAAGGCCAGCCAGCGCATTGGTATGAGCCGCACGGCCGTCAGTCTGATTCTATCCAACCGCTACGCATCCCCCAGCACTGCGGGCGTGGAGCGGCGTGTGATGGAAACCCTGGGCCGTATTGAATGCGTCGCTCTGGACGAGACCATCACCTCTGACCAGTGCCAAAGCTACCGCGAAAAACCGGCACCGACTCACAACCCGCAGGCGATGCAGCACTGGCGCGCCTGCCAACACTGCCCAATCAACCCCGACTGCTGCAACCAGGAGAACGCCCATGCTCGCCTCCACTAACCGCACGCCATTGAAAGTCCTGACCCCGACCCTGGCAGACCGTCTGCGGGTGTTTAACGCCGCCGCCCGCAATTTGCAGGCGCATGGCATCCGCGTGCAGGCGTTTCACCCTGCAAACAATCTCCTGGTGATCACTCCCGAATCAGGTCAGCGCCTGATCAACCTCGGCCATACCGACGGCTACCAACGCCACGGCACGGCCGGCAGCACTCGTTACAACGTGCAGTTTCAGGGCGTGACCCTGGAATGGCGCGAACCCATTAGCGCCGCCCGTCCTGCTGACTGGTCGCGCCCGACTCTCCACTGAGGAACCTTGCAATGACACAACAACAAACCATTCCCGAAGGCTACCGCGTTGACGCTCAAAAGCGGCTGATTCCCGAAATTCTGATCAAGCCTATCGACCTGGAACGTGACGCCCTGGTTCTCGCACTGGTTGAAAAAGCCCGAGCAGCCAGCGCCGTACTGTCGCAGTTCAAAGCGGCGGCATTTGGCGATATCGAAGCCTTCGTCGAGTTGAGCGCCGAGCAGTACGGGGCTCAGATCGGCGGCAAGAAGGGCAATGTCAGCCTGATTAGTTTTGATGGTCGCTACAAGATCATGCGCGCCGTCCAGGAAAGCATCGCCTTCGACGAACGCCTCCAGGCAGCGCGGGCATTGATTGATGAATGCCTACGCGACTGGACCACCGGGGCACGCCCCGAAATTGTCACGCTGGTGAATGACGCCTTTCGGACTGACCAGAAAGGCGACATTCGCACGGCCCGTGTGTTGGCGTTGCGCCGTATGGAAATCACAGATGAACGCTGGCAGAGCGCCATGCAGGCCATTGGTGACGCCTGTCAGGTGGTTGGCTCCAAGTCCTACATCCGTGTGTATCAGCGTGTTGGTGATACTGACCAGTACGAAGCTATCAGCCTCGATATCGCGGGAGTTTGAAATGAAAAAAACCATCACCGCCTATTGTTTTTCATCCGGCCATATCGACTTCGGCGTCACCCTCCCAGAGGGTGCCATTGCGCTAGCCACCGGCGAAGAAAAAATGGTCCGCGACATCCTCACCGCGTGCGCTCGATTATCTCGACTGGACAACGAAACGCTCTTTGTTCCCGGTGTTCCTGAGGCACAAAACCCGCGTGAAGGTATGACCGCCGTGGCGCGCTTTATCCAGTGGCTGGGTAAACGCAACCAATCAGGTTTCAGAGCATCGGGGGCCTGACCATGCAGCGCTATCACGACACCCGCAGCGATCCTCTGCCCATTCACTCGCCGCAACACGATGTTGAACGCGCCAACCTCGACCGCCTGACTGAGCAATTTTTGGGACGCGGCGGAAAAATTCAGAAGGTAGGCCACCAGATGAGCAGCGCCCCTGCGACCTTCACTATTAACCCAGAGCGGACACCGGTCTATGCCCACTTGTTTGTCTCTGTGGCCGCAACTTCGCCCTCTGTATCTGCCGAGCTTGAGGAAGTCGTGCCGGATACCCGCAAGCACGCCACGTTGATCATGGCAGATGCAGCACTGGGCAACTCACCCAAGTGGATCGCACGTAAGCACCACATGACCGAAAAGTACGTGCGCCAGGTGGCTCGCGACTACCACATCAATTTCCACACTCAACGATAGGAAGCCCCATGGCAAAGATCACAATCACCCTGGAGGACCGCACCGAAGGCAACGGCAAGCCCTCCGTCACCGTCGATATGACAGGCGTACCGACCAGCCCCCTGGGCGCACCCCGGCAGACGGAAGCCGTGCGACTTTCCAACAAGCTATTCGACCTGGTCGCCAGCGAAAAGATGTTGGGTGCCATTCCTGCCTGCCGCTGGCAACCGAGCACCACGACCCTTCAATAAGCGAAACCGTCCCGGCTTGCTGGGGGCGGTCTGCCAGGCGTGGTTGCCTGGTACTGATGAGCAGCCGAGGAAGACATGGATCACAGCAAAGCCTTAGACAAGATCAAAAAACTGCTGCGCCTGGCAGCAAGCGACAACCCGCACGAAGCCGCCGCTGCCATGCGCCAGGCCCGTGCCTTGATGGAAAAGTATCGCTTAGAAGAATCGGATATCCAGCTATCCGAAGTCTACGAATGTGCCGCCCGTAGTGGTTCAAAGATGACCCCGCCGCAATGGGAAGCCAACCTGGTTGGAGCCGTTACTCAAGCCTACGCCTGCAAAGTCCTGTTCATGGCTGGTATCGGTGAGTGGCGTTTTATCGGCGAACTGGCGGAGTTGGCCAGCTACACCATGACGCTATTGCTGCGCCAGGTTCGGCAGTCTCGACGCGACTTTATCAACACTCAGTTGAAGCGTTGCAAGACCGCGACCAAGACGAAGCGCGCCGACGTGTTCTGTGCGGCCTGGGTATCGGCGGTACGAAAGCAGGTCATGGCTTTTGCCGGTAACGATGAACCATCCCCGGCGACTTCGGCGTACATGCTCAAGCATCACGCAGAAACGGAAAAGCTCGGCTGTCGCGACCGCAACGCCAGCAAGGGCAATGGCGTGCGTGCGATGACCGACGCCCTGCACGGCATTCTTGCAGCGGGTGATGTGCGCTTAAACCATGGGGTTAACGGTCAGGAACAGCTTGCCCTGCACTAAGCGAAACCGTCCCGACTTGCTGGGGCGGTCTGCCGGACGTGGTTGTCCGGTACTGATGAGCAGCCACCCATGACAGACGAATCACCCACACAGCGCAAAACCCGCCTGGCTCGCGAGCGTAAACGCGCCCAGCGCAAGCGCGACAAGGATAAGCGCCTGGCTATGGGCGCTAGCAAACTCAAGATGGAAATCTATAGCGGCACCAGGAGCGAAGTGGAACAGATCCGCAGCGCCGGGGCGTTCGATGAAACAGAACATGCGCTCACCATGGCTATTCATGGTGTCGCCGCACTGTCCCGAAACGACCCGGCCGCGTTCCAGGCCCTGATCAAAGGAGGAAGACAATGAGCACGCGAAACATGCAACTGAGCAAAATCCATATCGCCAAAAAAGATCTGGGGCTAGATGACGAAACCTACCGCGCCTTACTGGTCCGTGTGGCTGGTGTGCGTTCGGCCAAAGACCTGACTCCACGCCAGACCGGCGCAGTACTAGCCGAGTTCGCCCGGTTGGGCTGGGCGTCAGCACCGGCTAAAAAGCATGGCCGCAAAACGCCGAAACCTGCGCCAGACCGGGAGAAGCTGGTGGGTAAAATTAAGGCCTTTCTCGCCGAGGCGAAACGCTCCTGGGCGTATGCCGATGGTATGGCCTTGCGCATGTTCAAGGTTGAGCGCGTTGAATGGCTCGACCCTGGACAACTGCAAAAACTGGTTGCGGCATTGACCTACGATGCCCGCCGACACGGGAGGCCTGAGCGATGAACGAAGAACTGTTCCCGGATGACATTGATCAACTGGACGCCAAGAAAGTACTGGCGAACATGCAAGACCCTACGGTTATATCCCGCTGGGAGGGCTCATTGCGTGAAATGGTGGAAATCGCCGAGGCCAAGCTCCTGGTCGAGATCAAACCGGGTGTGGAAGCCGCGGAATTGGCTCGGCATGTTGTTTTTGCGATTTGCTCCGTGATGGGGGGGCGAGTGGTGTACTTGCCACGCGGGGATGCACTCAAACGGGCGCTACGCGATGCCATGATTTATCGGGACTGGAAGGATAACGACATTAAGATCCCGGACCTGGTCAGCAAGTACGACCTTGCGAACCAGACCATTTATGACATCATTCGCCGACAACGGGCGCTGCATCGCAAGAACGAGCCTGACCTATTTGGATTTGACGAAGGGACGATGCACTGATGAAAGGACTAGCCGCAATCAGCACTATGGCATTGCTCATCGGCTTTACCGGATGCTGCCTTGCCGCTAATCCGGGAAGCGTTTCAATTGAACAAGCGACTACAGAGGCTTTAGAAAATCGTGAGTTTGCAAATGTCCTACGGGCTCATGCTCAACAGGCGTGCATGATAAAAGACAGGCAAAAACAGTCTGCTGTCATGCAGGTGATTAACGAACGACTTAAAGAGCAACCGACAAATAATTTGACGTACAGTGCTCGATTTGTTCATTCCAGTTGCAGACAGATGCTTCTCAATGTGTCTTTCATTAATGGTGCTTGCCTTAGCAAGCCACCTACACAGCATGAGATTGATTATTCAAATAGAGTCTGGAAAGAAGACTCACTGAGTTGTGATGCTGAGATTGCAAATCCAGATCTGACACGCGCTGAACCAGTTAAAGAGCAGACAGAAGCGGAGTGGGAGGCGGAAAGAAAGAAAGAAGGCGTATCCGATGAGGACATTGCTTTTATGAAGAAAATTCGCAGTTCGTAAGTCTCCATCCCCGCCACCGAGCGGGGTTTTTCTTAAACCCCGCTGATACTCAACCAATACCTTCTATACGCGAAGCTGGCACCGTTCCCTCAACGGCAGGTTCGCGCTATGCATTCCGCTCCCCCCAAAGTTTCCCGGCCCCAACGGCCGCGCCAGTTCGCCCAGCTTATTCAAGCCGCAGGTGATGATGCAGCGCGTGCGGTGCTGTGGGCCAAGGTTCCGGCCGACTGGCGGGAGTTGGTGCAGTCGCATATCTCACAAGCCGAAGCCCGCACCGAGCAACACGTCCGGGAACAGGAAAAGTTACGCCCCCCTGTAAGAACCATCACACCAACCTTTGCCGAATACCAAGCCCCCACCTACGTGCGCGGCAATGCCTCTGTGGCCGCTCAACAACTGGCCGCACTGCGTGCCACCATGCATTCACCGCGAGTATCCCAATGACTAGCACCGTATCGAAACGGAAACCCCGCACGCCTCGCATGACCTTTTGGGCGTTGATCACCATCGCCTTGCTGTTCTGTCTGGCAATTGTCGCCCCAACCAAATTGCCCGTTGTCCTCTATAAATGTGGCCTGGTCACACTGGGTTGTGTGTTGGGCTATTGGCTCGACCGGGCTCTGTTCCCCTATGCACGACCAGATACGGTCCCCGCTTGCGACCGCCCCATGGCGGGCATCCGCCGCGCCCTGGTCGTACTGGGCTGCGTCCTTGGCCTGACGCTGGGGCTTTAACGATGCGACAACATCTACTCAACCTTGCGGCGGCTTGCCTGGTATTGCTCGTAGTTGTGAGCGCTTGCTCAACAGCCAGAGCCGAAATCCCAGACCAGGCCGAACGCTACCGCCGCGACCTAACCCGTATCGCCCAAGCCGAATGGGGCTTGGACGCCCCGGTGTCCACCTTCGCCGCCCAGATCCACCAGGAAAGCCGCTGGAGGTTCGACGCCCGGTCGCCCGTCGGTGCGCAAGGCTTGGGCCAAGTGATGCCCTCGACCGCCACCTGGCTCGCAGGGCTGTTCCCCAAAGCCCTTGGCAAGGTCGAGCCGTATAACCCGGTTTGGTCCATGCAAGCGCTTGTCAGCTATGACCGTTGGCTGGCGAACCGCATCCAGGCGCGTGGCCCCTGCGAACAAGGGGCGCTGATCCTTTCTGCCTACAACGGCGGTTTGGGCTGGGTCATCAAAGATCGCAAGTTGGCATCGGCTAAAGGGGCCGATCCGCTGACCTGGTTCAACTCTGTCGAGCGGTTCAACAACGGCCGCTCGGCCGCTGCATTCAAGGAAAACCGCCAATACCCGCGCCTGATCCTCCTGCGCTGGGAAGCCCTGTATGTCGCTGATGGCTGGGGCCAGGGGGTCTGCCAATGAAAAGCCTGTTTGACCTGGTCAAGCCGCTGCTCTGGTACGTGGCTGTTATCAGCGTCGTGGTGTACGGCTTTCACTTGAACCGCCAGGACGGCTACGACGAAGGCTACAGCCTGGCTAAGTCCGAAGGGGAAACCGCTGTAGAGGTTCTGCGTAAAGAACACGCCGTGGAAAAGCAGCTCGCCGCCGATGCAGATCTGGCGCGGCTACGCATCGAGCAAGGCAAAAATAATCAACTGGTTAGCCAGCTTGCAGACACCAAAGAAACCCTGCGTCAGACCACTGACCGACTCACAGGAGATGTTGCCCGTGTTACCAAACTCTATCGCCGCGCCTTGGATGCGAAGCCTGAGCCACTGCCTGCTGCTGTGTTCACTACTGGCTTTGTCCGCGTGTGGAACGCCGCAAACGGTATTACCCCCAGTTCCGCAATGCCAACCCCGAACGGCTCCGGCCGAACTCCTGCGCCTGCCAGCGGAACCGGAAACGCTGACGACCTCGACTCAGGCGTCACCCAGGAACAACTCCTGACCAACCAGGTACGCAATGGCGAGCTGTATGGAATCTGCCGGGCGCAGCTCAAAGACCTGATCAATTGGACCCGCAATGAAAGCAAGTGACTACGCCAGCGTCCTGGAAGCCCTGCACAACGAAAGCGCTTTAGCGACTCATTTGGCACAGCAAGAAATTTTGATCGGCCCCTCGGCCGAGTTCTGCCAGGTGGCTGATTGCGACATGCCGATACCCGAAGAACGGCGCCAAGCCATCCCCGGTGTGCAGCGTTGCGCGCAGTGCCAAACCCGTCGCGAAAGGAGCAAGCACTAATGGCGACACTCGAAATGCCGGTGTGGCAAATGATCAGTATCGCCGTGACCATCCTCGGCGCATTTGTCGGCGTTATGAAAATGCTCCTGGTGCAAATGGAACGGCGCCTGGATCAACGCTTTGCCGTGGTGGACAAGGACAGTGAGCGCCTGCGCGAGATGGAGATCGGCATGGAGCGCCTGCGTGGCGAGATGCCTTTGCACTACGTCCGCCGAGAAGACTGGGCACGCAATCAATCCATTATCGAAGCCAAGCTCGACGGCCTGGCACTCAAGTTAGAAAACGTTCAGCTCAAAGGACTACGCCCATGAACATTGATCCAGCCAAGGCCCGCCGGGAATCCCTGCGTTGGTACATCATCCTTACCCTCAACACATCGCGCCCCGTTGACCCCCACGAAGCGGTGGTGCTGTCGACCATCCAGGGCATCTTCCCCGATGCCACCAGCCTGGAACTACGGCGCGAACTGGACTACCTGGCCGACCGCAGCCTGACAACCCTGAAGAAACAGTCTAGCGGTGCGTGGATCTGCGGATTGACCCACTACGGTGTCGACGTGGCCGAGTACACCATCGACTGCAATCCTGGTATTGCCCGCCCAGAAAAATACTGGAGCTGACGCCATGCCCCCGCGCAGCAAAGTCGCCAGTCTGCCCAAGTCAGTTAAAAACTGGCTCGACAAAGCCTTGGCCGAAAACAACTTCAGCGATTACGAAGCCCTGGCTAACGAGCTGTCGACCCAGGGTTTTTCAATCAGCAAGTCTGCGCTGCATCGTTATGGTCAGGACTTCGAGTCCAAACTCTCGGCCTTGAAAATGGCAAGCGAACAGGCTCGCGCCGTGGTGGCCGCTGCGCCGGATGAAGAAGGCGCGGTCAACGAAGCGTTGATGCGCCTGGTCCAGGAGCACCTATTCAAATTGCTGATGACTGATGGTGATCAGATGGACTTGCCGAAGGTAGCCAAAGCTGTGGCCGAGCTGGGCAAGGCTTCGGTGGTGCAGAAGAAATGGCAAGCCGAGTGGCGGGAGAAGGTCGAAACAGCAGCGGCTCGCGTTGATAAAATTGCCAAGAAAGGTGGGATGACTCAGGCAACGGCCGACGAAATCCGCCGCGAGATTCTGGGGATGGCATCGTGAGCCTCCCCCTTATCCTGGACAGCACCGCCACCTTGCTCGCACCGGCCGTGCTACTCGACTATCAGAAGGAATGGATCGGTATCCGCGCCCCGCTCAAGGTGGGCGAGAAGTCCCGGCGTATTGGCCTCACCTGGGCCGAAGCAGCAGATAACGTCCTGGTGGCAGCCTCAGAAAAATCGGCGGGCGGCCAGACGGTCTACTACCTGGGCTACAACCAGGACATGACAGTCGAATATATCCAGGCCTGCGCCATGTGGGCGCGGGCCTACAACTACGCGGCCGAGCAAATAGAAGAAGGCATTTGGCCCGATAGCGACCCCGACAAACACATCAAAACCTACACCATCGCGTTTCCCAGCGGCCACCGCATCGTGGCGCTGACCAGCCGACCATCCAACCTGCGCGGCCGCCAGGGTGTTGTGGTGATCGACGAAGCTGCATTCCATGCGGACTTGGCCGAGTTGCTGAAAGCGGCCATGGCTCTTCTGATTTGGGGTGGTGAAGTCCATGTGATCAGCACCCACGATGGAACCGAAAATCCCTTTAATGACCTGGTCAACGAGATTCGGGCAGGCAAGCGCAATGGCGAAGTGTTCCGCTGCACGTTCGGTGAAGCGGTAGCTGACGGGCTGTACAAACGTGTCTGCTTGCGTAAGGGAATTGAGTACAGGCTTGAGGACGAACTTGCCTGGGTGAAGGATGTATACGGATTCTACGGCGATGCAGCCGACGAGGAACTGGACTGCGTGCCGTCCCAAGGCGGCGGTGCCTTTCTCAGTATGGCCCTGGTCGAGCAGCGTAGTAACCGTAACGTGCCGGTTCTGCGCCTGGCCTATCCGCAGGGTTATGAAACCATCGCTGAACATCTGCGCCTGGCCGAGTCCCTGGAATGGTGCGAAGAGCATTTGCTCCCGCTTCTGTCAGCCATTCCACTGGACGTGCAAAGTTTTTACGGTATGGACTTCGGACGCTCTGGCGACCTCTCAGTCTTCTGGCCGTTGCTCAAGGAACAGAACCTACGCAAACGCACACCCTTTGTGGTTGAGCTGCGTAACGTCCCATTCAAGCAGCAACTGCAAATCAAGTTTTACATCATTCGTCGCTTACCCAATTTCCTCAATGGCGCCGATGACGCCAGAGGCAACGGTTCGCAATTATCGGAAGACACTGCCGTTGAGTTCGGTTTTAACCGTATTGAGCGGGTGATGCTCACCGAAGGTTGGTATCGCGACAACATGCCGCCGTTCAAGGCTGCCCTTGAAGACGACACCTTCTACGACATCCCGGCCGACAAGGACGTGGTTAGCGACGTGCGCGCCTTTCGGATGGTCAAGGGCGTGGCCCGTATTCCAGAAAAGCGCACCAACGAGAAAGGCGAAAAGTCCGGCCCCAAGCGCCATGGCGACGCGGGTATCGCTGCTGTGTTGGCCGACTACGCCTCTCGCCAGGAAGTCGAGATCATCGAATATCACCGAGTCCTGCCCGCGTCCCAGCATGATCGCGAGATCCAGATCGGCGCCGGCTGGCGCTCCACTAAAGGCATTTGGTAATGGCTCAATCCAAAATCGTGGACCAATACGGTCGCCCGATCCAATACGACAAGCTCACCGAAGAACTGGCCGCAGCCCGCACCACCGGCATTCGCCAAGTTTGGCACCAGTCGGTAGCCAGCGGTCTGACGCCTGGTCGTCTTGCCGCCATCCTGCAAGCCGCCGCCGAAGGGTCGGCCCATGACTACCTGACCCTTGCCGAGGAGATGGAAGAACGGGATCTGCATTACGCCTCGGTGTTAGGCACACGTAAGTTGGCGGTGTCTGGCCTTGCTATCCGGGTAGAAGCTGCCAGCGACGACGCCGAGGACGTAAGGCGCGCCGACCAACTCAAGGAAATTGTGGAGTCTCCAGAGTTCGGGGAACTGCAAGCCGACCTCACCGATGCCATGGGCAAGGGCTATGCCGTCTCCGAAATCATGTGGGACCGTAGCGGCAAGACCTGGAACCCATCGCGCTTTGAACCACGGGATCAGCGGTTTTTCCAGTTCGACCGCGACACCGGCCGGGAGCTGCGCCTGCTCGATGAGGCCGATATGGTCAATGGCATTGCCTTGACGCCGTACAAGTTCATTGTCCACCTGCCGCGCATCCGTTCGGGCTTGCCGATCAGGGGTGGTCTGGCGCGTTTGGCGGCGGTTGGCTACATGTGCAAAGCCTGGACCTGGAAGGACTGGATGGGCTTCGCGGATATCTTCGGCATGCCTATGCGTGTGGGCCGCTATGGTCCAGGCGCGAGCAAAGACGATATCAATACCCTGATGTCAGCCGTAGCCAACCTGGGCAGCGATGCAGCAGCGGTGATCCCGGACAGCATGCGTATCGACTTCACCCAGGCGGCGAACGTAACCGGCGCAGGCGACTTCTTTAAAGGCCTCGCCGAGTGGTGGGACAAGCAGATCAGCAAAGCGGTGGTCGGCCAGACCATGTCCACCGATGACGGCTCTAGCCAGGCCCAGGCAACGATCCATAACGAAGTCCGCCTGGATCTGTTGCAAGCTGACGCCAAGGCCGAATCGAACACTTTGAACCGCTACTTTGTGCGGCCCTGGTGCGAACTGAACTTTGCACCTGGTCGGCCATATCCCCGGTTAATCATTGATGTACCGAAGCCAGAAAACACCAAAATCCTGATCGAGGCGCTAAAGGAACTGGTGCCTCTAGGTTTGAAGGCCGAGCAATCAGTTATACGCGACAAGCTCAATATCCCGGCACCGGCCGCAGGTGCCGATCTGCTCGGTATAGCTGCGCCAGTCGCTGCACCAGTACTGGCGCAGGCGACCAATAGCGAGCAAGTGCCCAAAAAACCGATAGCGATACCGGACATCGTGGACAACCAGGTGCAGACGTTGGAGCGAACAGCCGGGACATATCTGGATGATATGGTCGACCAGGTCAAGGAGCTGCTCGACTCCGTCAGCAGCCTGGAAGAGTTCCGGGATAGGTTGATAGAGACCTATCCAACTATGACCACCAATCAACTGGCCGACGCCATGGCCGATGGAATGATGGCGGCTAGTTTGGCTGGACGTAATGATATTTTGAGAGGGTTATAACAGTGGCCGTCTCTCATGGCTCATTGCCATTCAAAGAGCAGATCGACTACTTCCGCAACAAAGTTAATCTGCCAACTCGCTCCTGGACGGATATCTATACCACTGAACATGACTATGCCTTTGTTGTAGCCGGTGCAGTAAAAAGAGATCTGCTGACCGACTTGCGGGGCGCTGTAGAGAAGTCTATCGCCAGCGGAACCACCCTGGAACAGTTCAGAAAAGATTTCGACCAGGTAGTCGGCAAACATGGCTGGCAGTACAACGGCGGTCGTGGATGGCGCACTAATGTCATTTGGGAAACAAACTTGCGGCAGTCCTATAACGCCGGGCGCGAAGCGCAGATGGCTGATCCTGAACTGCGCAAGCGTCGCCCATATGCTGTTTATCGCCACGGCGACAGCGCTCACCCTCGGCCGATGCACTTGTCCTGGAACGGTACAACCCTCCCGCTTGATGATCCGTGGTGGGCAACCCATACCCCGCAAAATGGTTGGGGCTGCAAGTGCAAAAAGTTCATGGTCTCAGCCAGAGATGTAGAGCGGATGGGGCTTACAGTTGGCTCGGCGCCCGCCATCGAGTGGGAAGACAGGGTCATTGGCAAGAACAGCCCCGAAGGACCGCGAACTGTTCGTGTGCCAAAGGGAATTGACCCAGGCTTCGAATATGCACCAGGTCAGTCGAAACTTTCCGGCGCGGTCCCTCCTTTGCGGGCACATGATCCACTGCCTGAAATTGAGGGCAAGCCCGCCAGCGCTCACGCGGCAGGCCTGCCTAATCGCCGCGCTAGCGATGCACTGCCAGCACCACGCTCCGTTCCTGCCAGTCAGTTGCTGCCATCGGGTTTGACCGACGATGTATACGTGGATCGCTTCCTGGCCGAGTTCGGTGCCAAACAAAGCGCGCCAGCATTGTTCAAGGATGTGACCGGTGACTCTGTGGTGATTGGTCGCGATATGTTCACAGTCAAGCGCACAGGGGCCTTGAAGGTACAAAAGCGTGGCCGCGAGCGCACGCTACTTCTTGTTGCTCAGGCATTGCGAGAACCTGATGAAATTTGGGTTCGCTTGGAATGGCTCTATGCACAGCAAAAAGCGGTAGTTCGCCGCCGTTACCTTGCGCGCTTTGAAGTCGAGGGCAACCCAGCACCTGCGCTTGCTGTGTTTGAAGTAGGCGATGATGGCTGGGATGGCGTAACGGGCTTTGTTGCTGACAGCGAAGACTACCTGGATGATCTGCGCCTCGGCGTTAGGTTGTATCGCCGCCCCCAATAAAAAGCCCCGACGCTGTCACGCCGGGGCCGCCCCGGATGTAGGCATGGAGGCCCTGACAGGGGCTGCTCATCCGATGGGATGTACTGATAGTAGGAGAGAACCGTGGCAGGTGCAATGCTCGATGTCACCTTAGATACCAGCCAGGTCGGCAAGGTCCTGGACGATTTGGCCGACCGCCTGGGCGACCTGACAACCCCGCTCAATGACATAGGTGAATACCTTCAGATATCCACCGATGAGCGGTTTAGACAGAAGGTGGCCCCGGATGGCTCGCCCTGGGCGCCACTCTCGCCCGTCACCCTCGCCAGAAAGAAAGGCCCCGGAATCCTGCGAGAGAAAGGCACGCTCCAGGACACGCTGCGCAAACAAGTCACCAGCACGGAGCTGGCCTTCGGTACAGACCGTCCCTATGGCGCGGTCCACCAGTTTGGGCAGAGGAAAGGAGCGTCAGGTAAGACAGGTAAAGGTCAGTCTATTCCCTGGGGTGACATCCCGGCGCGGGAGTATCTGGGCCTTTCGGCAGACGACGAAACAGAGGTGCTATTGATCATTCAAGAGTACCTGTTGGAGCCAGTAACAGACTGATCCCGCCAAATCCCACAGGCGAGGCGAACTCGTCTCACGGGTACATCCGCCGCTTGTGGTGGGGCGATTGTGCGTTAGACCTGCGTTAGATTGGCTGGAGGCCCCATGTACAGGCTATGACAGTGAGACGATTTTTCCGGGTCGTGTATAGAATGACGCCTTCGCAGCAAATAGCTAAGCAAGGAAGGTAAAATGGAGTGGTTCACCCTTGAGGCGTTTTTTACGCTTCTGAAAGACAATGTGGTTCCATTGGGGATGTTCGGCGCCGCCGTTACTTTCATGTGGGGTGTTGGCCGGTATGTTTTTGAGAAGGGTCGAGAAGCGCGCCTACGAGAATTTGAGACATACCACGGACTAATACGCGACCTGGTGAAACCTCAAGATCTAGGCGACATAATGTATGTTGACCGGCAATGCGCGGTAATCTTCGAACTTAGATTTTATCCACGATATGACCCACAAACACTAAGAATGCTCAGTCATCTGCTTACCAATGACGCTTGGGTCAAGCATTCAAGATTGCGGAGCGAGTTAACAGTTGGCGCATCTTTTCTAGAGAAGAGAATTAAGTCATTGCGCATGAGACTTCTTAGAAAACTCAAACCATTTTCCTTTTTCAAGGAGTAGCTTTTAGCTACTCCTTCTCCCGAAAGTCTTAAACCCCGCTGATACTCACTCATGCCGCCAGTTCTCACACACTGGCGGCATGAAAACCCAACTCGCACTAAACACCGACCTTTCCGCCACCGTCTCTGACGGCAAGGCCCCGGAGTGGGTCGAACTAATCCCCCCTGGTCCCAACGTCACCGGCCGCGATGGTCGGCAATGGCTGTTCGACGAACAAGCCGGGACGTTGGTCCAGTCCAGTTTCCACGGTCGCGCTATTGACCTGCCCATTGACTGGGAACACGCCACCCAGCACCGCGCCAGCAAGGGCGAGTCCGCACCAGCGGCTGGCTGGATCAAGCAATTGGAGCTGCGTAACGGCGCCCTGTGGGGCTTGGTCGATTGGACCCCTCGTGCCTCCGAGCAAGTCATCAACCGCGAGTACCGCTTTCTTTCCCCCGTCTTTGACTTCGATCCCGACACCACCCGTATTGCTCGCCTGGTCAGCGCGGGCCTGACGAATAAACCCAACTTCCTGCTGACCGCCCTCAATCAAGAAAACACGGAGGTCACGCCTGTGACGCTTTCACCTGCGCTTCTGACTGCACTCGGCCTGCCTGCTACGGCGACCGAAGAACAGGCCCTTGCGGCCACGGCTCAACTCAAAGCAACCGCGCAAGCGACGAACACCGAAAAACCCAACCTTGAGCAGTTCATGCCACGGGCGGACTACGACAGCGTTTTGCTACGAGCCACCAATGCCGAGCAAGCCTTGGCCGATCAGAAGAAAACCGAACACAACAAGCAAGTTGATGCGCTGATCACCTCGGCCACCCAGGCCGGAAAAATAACCCCGGCAACGGCCGACTATCACCGCGCCGCTTGCCAGGACGAAACCGGTTTGGCGCGTTTTAAGGCATTCGTGGACGCGGCGCCAGTCGTTGCTGCCCCCTCCAACCTGGACGAGCGCAAGCACGATAAAACCACCACTGCGCTCAACTCCGAAGAGCAACACGTCGCCAAGCTGCTGGACATGAGCGAAGCGGACTTCATCAAGGGCAAGGCGTAACGCCCTCTATATAAAGGAAGCGATTCATGATCATTACTTCTGGCACCTTGGCCGCGTTGTTCACCGCGTACCGGGCCGAGTTCCAAAATGCCCAGGCAGCCACGCCGACCGATTGGGCGCGCATTGCCACGACCGTGCCGTCGACGTCGGCCAGCAACACCTATGGTTGGTTGGGGCAGTTCCCGAACTTTCGCGAGTGGATCGGCGACCGTGTTCTCAAAAACATGGCGGCGCACAGCTATTCGATCACCAACAAGAAGTATGAGTCGTCCGTGGGCGTGCCGCGTGACGCCATCGAAGATGACCAGATCGGCGTCTATAAGCCGTTGTTTGCCGAGATGGGCCGGGCGTCTACTGCGCACCCGGACGAGTTGGTGTTCAGTCTGTTGAAAGCTGGCTTGACCACCCTGTGCTATGACGGCCAGAACTTCTTCGACACCGATCATCCGGTCTACCCGAACACTGACGGCACCGGCACTGCAATCTCCGTCAGCAACTACCAGGACGGTGAAGGCCCAGCCTGGTATCTGCTCGATGTCAGCCGGGCGATCAAGCCCATCATCTTCCAACTGCGCCGTAAGTATGACCTCAAAGCCATGACCAGCATGGACGACGAAAATGTCTTTATGCGCGATGAATACCGCTATGGCGTCGATGCTCGTGCGAACGTCGGTTTCGGTTTCTGGCAGTTCGCGTTCTGCTCAAAGGCACCCCTCAACGCAGAGAACTACGCCGCAGCGCGTGCAGCGATGAAGGGTTTCCATGCTGACGGTGGTCGCCCACTCGGCGTAAACCCCGGCCTGTTGGTGGTGCCGTCCCCGCTGGAAGGCGCTGCGCGCAAGCTCCTGGTGAAGGATGCCAACAGCGGCAACGAATGGGCAGGCACCGCCGAAATCCTGGCGCCGAGCTGGCTGGGATAAGGGGGCGTTATGACGATCGTTATCACCTCAAAGCGCGACGGCTTCCGTCGTTGCGGTATCGCGCACTCCAGCCAGCCAACCCCATATCCGGACGACTTCTTCACGGAAGAACAGTTAAAGGCTCTCAGCAAAGAGCCTCAATTGGTCCTCGCTTATGTGGAGGACGAATTCGACCAGGTACAGGACCGCCGCGATGAAAACCTCCAGGAAGCCGACCTACAGAAAACGTCCAACGCCGTACAAAACACCCAGTCGCAGGCGACTGAAGCAAACGCTACAGCTCTGGGTGATGCAGTGGTTCTATCCGGCAGCGCGCCCGTTGTCGGAGGTCGGCTTGTATTCAACGGTCCGGCACCAGGGGCAACTTCCCCTGTGATCGAGCACGACATAGAGACACTGAACGCGGCCGACATCGAACTCGACGCTCTCTGGGAAGAGGCCAACCTGGAAGAGCTGGCGCGTGAAGCGGCCAAGGCAGAGGCCCCGAAACCTCCAGCGAAACCCCGGAAACCCAATGGCAACAAGGCCGAGAACAAAGATAAATGAACCTCTCGCTACCGTCCGCCAGCCAGCTCATTGTCCGATTTGGCGCCCGCGATATCGCACAGGTTGCCGTCCCGGATACAGATCGGGTAATCGCCTCTGAGTTGCTGGTAGCGGCGGCGGCTGGTCAGCCCCTGGACGAATGGCCGTCCGAGGACGTAGCTACTGCTGTTGCGACGTTGGCAAGGATCGCCGACGCCGTCACACGGGCGCGTAGCGAAGTGTCGTTTTACCTGCGGTTCCGTGCGGCTGGCGAGGATGCTCCTGCATGGGTCACGGATGACCTGGCCGAGATCGCCCGCTATCACCTGTACGACGACGCAGGCAAGGAAGAGTCGACCGTGCGGGTGCTTTACAAGGACGTGATCAAGCGCCTGGAGACCCTTGCCAGGGAAGACAAGGAGCGTGGGGCTTCGGATGGTGGGCAGTCTGGTTTCCAGATCAGCCACCAGCCTCGGCTGATGACTCGCAGGACTTTGAGGGACTTGTGATGCTGGGCGACCTGGAAGACTTGATCGAAGGCCGACTCAACGAGTTGAGCAAAAGCCTGCCGCGCTTGCGCGTGGCGAGCTACGGCGGCGAATTAGGCGACCCTGATCTGTTGCCGGAATTGCTCAAGCGTTGCCCGTCGATTTTGCTGATGGTGCCCAAGGCCATGATCAGGCCCAAGGCCCAGGGTCGCTACAGCATAAGTATCACTTTCCGCCTGGTGATTGCGGCTCGCCACCCTCGCGGGGAGAAGGAAACGCGGCGCGGCACAACTGACAAGGATGTTGGCACCTATGCGCTATGGGAGGCCTGCATGCACCAACTGGTTGACTGGCAACCTTGGGAGGGCCGCGCAGCCATCAAACCGATGGAGCTTTCCAACCTGGTCAACGGCAAGTTTGCCAGCGACCACCTGTCTGTCCTGGGGCAGTCATTCAACATCGAACTGGACTGGGAAAAGCCGAAAGAGGCCTTGCCCGATTTACTGGGCGTTGATCTGAACTACCACACCCCATCGGACAACCCCAACCCGGTCGCTACCGACAACATTGAACTGAGGGACGTGTGATGCAAGTTAAAGCTGCACCTGGTCATCGGGTGCCCCTGGAAGACGATCCGTACAAGTACATCGAAACAGCCAAGGCTGTTGATGTGCCGGATACCTCCTACTACCGACGCCGGATGGCGGCGGGTGAATTGATGCCCGGCGACAAACTAGGTGCTGGTGCCAAACAACCTGCAAAGGAATCCGCTGAATGAGCATCGAATTCGAAACAATCCCGGCGTCGATTCGCAAGCCGGGCGTTTACATGGAGTTCAACCTCCGCCTGGCTGTACGCAACCTGCCGACTAACAAACAGAACGTGTGCCTAATCGTGCCGCTTGGCGAGGGGGCGACAGTTGAGGCAAATGTCCCGAGGCCGTTCTACAGCTCGCCAGAGGCCAAAGACTTGTTCGGTGGAACTGTGGCCGAAGAAATGGCCGAAGCCTTTATCAGAGCCTACCGTTACGCCTCTATCTCCGCCGTGGGTGTGGTAGTTGAAGGTGACGCCGAGCCCGATATCAAGGCGGCGCTGGACGCTACGGCCATGGGGGGCTTTACCATTCTGGTTCCTGCTTGGTACAGCCAGACTGCGCTCACTGCATTGCGAACGCATATTCAGACCTGGACCAGCTCGATGGAGCAGCAAGGCATCATTGGTGTGGCAGCCAATACCGTCAGTTTGTCCGCAGCCACTACGCTGGCTACGTCCTTGAACTCTGGCGCTATCAGCCTGGCGTCGTTGCCTGGCACGGAATCGACTGCCCGTCAGGTCGCCGCAGCATACGCTGCTGTGATCGCCTCCGAGGAAGATCCTGCGCGGCCACTAAATACCCTGGAGGTTGCAGGAATTAAAGTTCCGCCTATGGGTAAACGACTTGGCCGCGCTGAGCAGGAAACCGCCTTAGCTAACGGTGTGACTCCACTTGAAGTTGGCCCTGGTGAGATTATCCAGATCGTCCGTGCAGTGACCACTTACACCAAGTCTGCGGCGGGAGCCACAGATGTGTCGCTGTTGGATCTGACAACCATCCGTACCCTGTATTACATCCGTATGGCGTGCCGTGATCGCATCCGCTTGCGCTTCCCGCGCTCAAAGTTGTCGAAAAAGACCCCGGCAGCAGTGCGCGGCGAGCTGCTGGACGTGCTGCTAAAGGCGCAGGAGCTGGAGATCGTCGAAGAAGTCGAGGCCAATGCGGCCGGGCTGGTGGTCGAGCGATCTTCCCAGGACGTAAACCGCCTTAACTGCACCATTCCTGTCGACGTCGTCAACGGCCTGCATGTATTCGCCGGTCGCATCGACCTGCTCCTGTAAGAGGTGATTTTAGATGGCTGATAACTATGTAGGGCAGATCGTCCTGGAGATCAACGGCACCGACTATGAGGTGGTGAGCGTCGAGCCGAGCCTCAAGACCGGGCGCAAGATCGTCAAGACAATGAATCGCAGCGGCCGTCCAACCGGCACGGCAAAGGGCATTGAAGATCACGAGCTGAAAGTCTCGGTGGCTATTCCTAAAAATGGTGAGCCGGACTGGCGTGCCCTGTTGGATGCCAAGCTGACGATCTATCCCCAGGATGGCGGCGGTAAGCGTGAGACCTGGACTGGTTGCTCATTGATCGACCTTGGCAGTAAGTACCAAGTAGAGGGTGAAGCCACCCGCGACCTGACCATCGCGGCTCTCAACTACTACACGGAATAACCCAATGACCGAGCAACCGAGCAAGCGCTGGGAAGGCCTGTGCATTACCGGCGAGTTGAGAATGGGCGTTTATTACGCTGGTTTGCGCCACAAGACCTTTACCTTGCGCGTTCCTGTTGCGGGCGACCTAGTCGCGGCACAGGAGCTGCATCCAGGCGCGCCTTTTCAACTGATTACCCTGGAGGTCTACCGCCGTCAATTGTTGTCCCTGGGCGAAATCCCCGTCGAGGCGCTGACAACTGAATTGCTCCTGGGCGAGTTGACCGAAAGCGACTTGGCCATCATCGCCGACGCCGATGCCGAGTTGGAAAAAAAGCTCGCGCCGCCGAGCGCGGCAACACCGACTGGCGACGAATCGAACACGCCTTCGTCCGGCACGGCTACCGACTAGAAGAGCTGCGCCAGATGACCAGGGCCGAGATCGACGCACGTATTGATCTGATCATCGGCAAGGTCAAAGGCACCCGCTACGTCAGCCAGCGCCAGCGCAAGGCGTTGCCAAAACCCAAAAGATAGGCTCGATACCGGGCCTTTCCTATTCTAGTAAGACCCTTTCCGGGAGTTTCCCATGTCCGATCTGCGCGTCGCGCTCCGTTTCCAGGCCCATGCGGGCAACAGTCGGCGTGAGATCGAGCAGATCAACCGCGACTTACGCAAAGCCGGTAAAGAGGGAGCGAAATCCCTGGCCGATGAAAGCTGGAAGGCATCCTCGGCCATCACCAAAGTGGGTCAGGTCGGGGCCAACAGTTATAAGACCATCCGTAGTGCCATGCGTGAAACCGCGAAGGCAGGTTCCGGCACGCGCATCGAGGTCAGCAAGACATCCGCCGAACTCAAGGAGATGGCCACCGCCGCCCGTAAGGCTGCGCGTGATGCCAAAACCGAACTTATGGGTGCTGATCGTCAAGGTGTGCAGCCACTGCGCCAGAGTGTTGATCGGACGGAAACGTCCTTCCGACGCATGGCTCAGAACAGCGGGCGTAGCCTTCGCACGTTGAAAACCATTGCGATGGGTGTGCGCCAAGAGTTCGACCGCATCAAGGGGTTGGGTGGCAGTATGCAGGGGCAACTGGCTGGCTTGGGTGTTGGTATTGGTGTGGTCTCCGGCCTCAAGGCTAACGCTGTGCTGGAACGTATGCTGATTCAAACTAAGCAAACTGCAGATATGTCAGGTTCACAAAAAAACGAATGGAAAACCGAAGGCTTCAGGATTGCCAAGGACTATGGAGTAGAGCGTACTGGCGTAGACATCGGTTTCAATACGTTGATTGCATCAGGAGTTAATTACGATGCTGCCAAAGACGCCGCCGATGCCATTGGCAAAGCCACTGCTGTTACTAATGCCGACCCGGCTGTGCTAGGGGATGCTCTTATGACGGGGGCATCGGCATTCAACATCGACTTGAACAAGAAAGATGCTGCGCTCGACTTACTGCAAAAGATGACTGTGGCTGGTCGGTTGGGTAGCGCTGAACTGGAGAACCTTGCCAGCCTGTTTCCAAAGCTCGGTGGTGCTGCCAATGCCGCAGGTATGTCGCTATCTCAGGCCTTGGCATTTACAGAGAGTTTATCCAAGGTTGAAAAACAACCCGAACGCCTGGGCACTTTGGCCGAGTCTACTTTGCGGGTCTTCGGGAATAAGCAGTATCGAGATCAAGTTACTAAGTCAACAGGCGTAAAGTTTTTTAATAAGGATCAAAGCACCCGTAACCCCGAAGATGTTTTCGGCGACGTGAAGCGCAAGTATGAAGCCATGAAAACTGATGAGCAGCGCGCAAAGTTCATGGGGATTGTATTCAAAGGTATGGATCAAGACACGGTTCGCGGTTGGCGCAGTATGTTGACCGGTGAGCGCCTTGAAGACTTCAAATCCGGTTCAAGAACGATTGATAAGTCTGCTCCGATATTCAATCAGGATTTGAAGGAGAACACCGAAAGCGCAAGCGGTACGGCGGCGCGAGTGAAAGCAACGTTGGCCGAAGCTATCGACCGGATGGCAACACCCTTGAATAAAGGGTTTGCCGATATGGGTACGTATCTGCTCGATGATTTGAACCTTTCTGGCGAGCAAATGCTTGCCGGTGGTGCTGCACTTGGTGTTGGAGGCTACTACGCCGGTCGCGGTGCCAAAGCGGGTGCAGGTGCGTTGCTCAACAAGTTCATGGGCGGTCCCGAAACCTTAAAAGGTATTGCTGTGGGTAAGGTGCTGGAAGAAGCCACGGGCGTTACATCTGTATTTGTCACCAACTGGCCTGCTGCTTCTCTGGGTGGCATTGGCGGGCCAGATCTGCCGAGCGGTTCTAACTCGGATAAAACCAAGGGCAAGCCCGGTGGCTTTATCACCCCATGGCTGGCACCACTTGCATTAGGGGTTACGGCGACCCAACTCGGAGGCTCAACCGGCCAGAACACCGATGCAGACCGGCTAGCCATGGTGCCCCGTAACAAGCTGATCAATGATGACCAGCGCGTCTATGAAACTTCTTTTTACCGCAACCGTATTGCCCTTGCGGAACAGAATCCCGACCAGTCACAAGGCTGGCTGTCCACGGAAGCCCAGCGCCTGGCGCACCATGAAACTGGCCTGACAGCATCGGGTTTGCCCGTCAACGGCGCCAACACCTGGGCGCAAGGTATCGCCAATAGAGCCCTGGCAGCGGGCGCCGAAACCTTCACCGCCCAACAACAACTGCGGGACATGATGTCGCAATCTGGCACCAGCCAGCCGTCCAACTGGTTGGCTGCCCAGGCCCAGCGCCTGGCTACTCCACTGTCAGGCGGTAATGCTCCTGGTATGCCGGGTTTTGGTCCCAATGGCGCTGCACCTGGTGCAGCCGGTGCCAATCCTGCCGCACAAGCCGCCGAGGAGCGGTTGCGTGCCTTGCTCGCTCAACCATTGGTCATTGAAGTTCGCACTGACTCGCACATGTTCCAGGCCGAGGTCGAGCGCCGAACCAGTGTTCAGATGAGGCGCGGCGGATGAGCTGGGCAGAGAACCTGCTGGACGCCTCTTTTCGCGGCGTTCCGCTCCAGATCGAAAGCGAAAGCATGCAATGGCAGCGTGCGCTGTCAGAGCATGGGACGCCGTTCAAGGACGGCGACCGGGTCAAAGACTTGGGCCGTGGCGCCCGACGCTTTCCCATGCAAGTGGTGGTGTTCGGTGTCAATTACGAGATCGAACTCCAGAACATCCTCCGTACCCTAAACACTCCAGGTACGGGCGAACTGATCCACCCGATCTATGGCAGCCTAAATGTCGTAAGCAATACCGGCGAGGTTAAACACCACGCCGAGCGTCCCGACTATGCTGAGATCAGCATCCTGTTTGTCGAGGACACGCCCGATGCACCGTTTTTTGAGCGGCAATTTGAGTTCGTCGATATCGGCGTGCTGGGGCTTGAGGACGAATACACCTGGCAGGATGGCATCTTTGATCTGTTCGGGCGCATTGACTCCCTGGTCGGCGAGATTCAATCGTGGATCGGTGGCGGCTGGGTTGGCCTGATCGAAAAGGCTCTGGGCCTGCCAGGCATTGGTCTGCGTCTGCAACAATTGCGCTCGCAGATCCTCGGTGTGGTGTCTGGCATTGGGTCGATGGCTAAACGGCCGTCGGGGGCCTTTGATCCGCTGGTGGACCTGATGCGCACGCCCTCAGAGATCCGCGCAGCGATCCAGGGCAGTACCCCCAGTTCGTCGACAGCACTGCTTGCCAGATCTGGCGTGCCCGCCGCATTGCCTGGCAGTGCCAGCCTGACGGCCGACGCCGCCCGTGCAGGCAGCGGCTTTTTGATCGGTGCCCGCCAAGGCGTAGCGCCGACCGTCGAGCTGCTGGTCGAAGGCGTGCCAGGTAACACCGGCACCGGTTTGGTACTACTGCCAATCGGCATGCCGGATGATCCGGTGATCGCCAGCGGTTTCGCCCTGGTCGTCCTGGTCATCACTGAACTGGCATTGGCCCACGCGCAGGCGGTCGCCTCCGTCATCGAGGACGAAGCCGACACACCGACCTTGAGCCCACTGGAACTGGAGGGATTGGTTAACCTGGTGCGCTCCCTGGTGCAGTCATCCATACTGTTGCAACGTCACCTATACGACGTGGAGACCGCCCGGCCGATCATTGAGGCGTTGCGTAACGTCGCCGCATTGATCCAAGCCCGCGCCCGCCAGGTCATCCTGCAAAGCCCGCCCATGATCGAGCGTGTGGTTGAAACCCCAGCGAGCCTGCGCCTGCTGGCCCATCGCTGGTACGGCGACCATACCCGTGCCTCCGAGTTGATCCGCCTCAATCCCGGCCTGAAAACGCCCCACAACATCGAAGCCGGGGAGGTACTGCGTGCCTACGCCAAATAAAGCTCTGGAAGAATCCATACGCTTATCAATTGGTGGCCTGGCCCATGAAGAATGGGATGGCTGGTCGATTGAATCCGACCTGTTGATCGCGTCTGATGGTTTCGAGCTGGAGCTATATACCAAGGACGCCACACGCTTACCCAGCGTGTTGGCCGAGGGCGCGCCATGCTCGCTGACCTTGGGTAAGGATCGCGTGCTGACGGGACAAATAGACGAGTTTGAACACGACATCTCCCGTCAGGGTATCTCGATGCGTATCACCGGCCGAGACCGTGCGGCGCCCCTGGTCGACTGTTCGGCGCCGTTCGTCTCGATGCGCGAAGCCACACTCGCACAGATCCTGGACCAGGTCGTCAAACCGCTGGGCATTACCAAGGTCGAGATCCGCGCCGCTCAGGCCAAGACCCGGCGCCGTGTGCAGATCGAACCGGGCCAGAGTGCGTGGGAGGCGTTGCTCCAGGTTGCCGAGGCCAATGGACTGTGGCCGTGGGTCGAGCCTGACGGGCGTTTGATCATTGGCGGGCCGGATTACAACGCGGCGCCAGTAGGAACACTGATCATGCGCGAAGACGGTGTCGGCAATAACGTGCAGCGCCTTAGTGTGCGGCGTTCCATCGCCAATCGGTACAGCCAGATCACCGTCCTGGGCCAGCATGGGCAGTACGACAATGACGGCCTGGACAGCAAGCGCGCCCACCTACGTTCGGTCATCCAGGACGAAACCCTGGCCCGTCGTGGGATCTTCCGGCCGAAGGTGGTCATTGATAGCTCCAGCGAGAACCAGGACATGGCGACCACTCGCGGTCGTAAGCTGCTAGCCGACAGTCGCCTGGAAGGTTTCGAGATCCGCGCAGTGGTGATGGGCCACCGTGCCGATAACGGCCAGGTCTGGAGCCCAGGCCAGCGCGTCATTGTTCGTAGCGAACCTCATGGATTGGATGCGACCTACTTTTTGATGTCGCGCACATTGCGTCTGACCCGTAGTGAAGGGCGCATCACTGAGTTGCGGTTGCGCGAGGATAAGTTGTGGGTGCTGGATGGCAACCCGACCAAGAAGCGCAAGGGCAAGGGTAAGAAGGCTGACCCGGACGCTGAGTTGGTCGAAATTATCAGGAACGCATGATGAGCAATATGGCGCGCCTGGTGCGCGAGCAGGTTAGTAGAGTGATGAGCAGCGTACGCCAGGCCTTCCGTGGCACGGCAGCACGCAACACCCATGGCAAGTTGATTGGCATCGAAATGGAAGGCCTAGCGGGCGAGTCGGTTTCCGGCGAGCAGATGCAGTACTACGGGTTTACCTCGGCCCCGCTGCCTGGCGCTGAATTTATCGCTCTCCCCATTGGTGGAAACAGTAAACATGTGGTTGTCATCGCCAGCGAAGATGGGCGATATCGCGTCGTACTCAAGGACGGCGAAGTTGCGCTCTACACCGATGAAGGTGACTACATCCACATGAAGCGCGGCCGGTTGATCGAGATTGAAACCGACACGCTGGTGGTCAAGGCCACGACCAAGGTTCGCTTTGAAACGCCCCTGGTCGAAATGAGCGAGGACGTTAAGGCGACGGGAGAAATTGCGGACCATACCCGGACCATGCAGGCGGATCGACTTATCTACAACGGTCATAACCACGGCGGCGGGCCAGTACCAGGTCAACAGCAATAAGCTGTGCTAACGTCGAATGTTCACAGCAATGGAGATTCGTCATGTCAAAAATTGTGCAAATTTCACCGTGTTCGGGCTGGGTGCATGTTTCGGGAGCGGATGGTGATCTAAACATCCATCGCGTCGCTTCCTGGGCTGTTTTAGAGAATGGCGAAGTCGTAGGTTTGGTACCTGTGAGTGCGGCAGGAAGGGCTCAACCCAACGCCAAACTAGTGCCTGCGCCTGATGGTGGAAGGTACTGCTTGCAGGAGCAGCTTAATGTCACAGAACAACTCCACCTCCGGCTAAATTAACTGACTGCTTGCTGGCCGCATTCTTTCCTAGATGCGGCCCTTTCTTAAACCCCGCTGATACTCAGTTTTCTAAGACTGCGCGCCACTATGCCAGCCTATGGACGCAGGCATAAACCCAACCACTGGCGACTTGACGGGCCAGCGTATCAATACGCTGGGCAACGCCGTTTATATCCGCCTCATGACACCCATCGGCACCTGGTGGAAAGACACCACCGTGGGCTCCCGCCTGCATGAGCTGAAACGCTCCAAAGACCTGCCACGGGTCGGCAAGCTCGCCAAACAATACGCCGAGCAGGCGCTCCAGCCGCTGCTCGATGACGGCCGTGCCCAAGACATCACCATCACCGTCGAGCAGCCCCACAACGGCTGGCTTCACTTGCAAATCGACATCACCGACGCCACCGGCAATCCGCAGGTGTTTCGCCAACCTGTAAGGGTGAATTGACATGGCTTATACCGCCCCCGGCCTGGACGAGATTCTGCGCGGCATCCTGCGCGACATTCGCAACCTTCAAACCGAAGCCGATATCGGCCCCGACAGCGACAACTATGTACGCTCGGCCGCTGTGGCCTCGGCTATTGAGGGGCTATATCAGAAGCTGGCCTGGGTATACCGCCAGATTTTCCCGGACACTGCCGACGAAGAGGAACTGGTCCACGCGGCCGCGCTTAGGGGGGTGCTACAAAAAGACCCCGTAGCGGCCACCGGTACGGCTGCACTCAAAGGCACGCCCGGCGTACCGTTGCTGCTTGGTGCCACCTTAAAACACGTTGTCACGGGCGAACTGTTCACCGCCAAAGCTAGCGCGAACATTGGCACCGATGGCACTGCCTCGGTCCTGGTCGAAGCCCAAACCGTCGGTGTTGCACTCAACGATCTGACGGGCGCCCTGGTGCTAACCAGCCCGCCGTTGGGCATGGACGCGGCCGCTACTTTCATCGGCAAGACTACGGGCGGCGAAGAACGGGAGACAGTTGAATCCCTGCTGGCCCGTTACCTGGACATCATCCAGTCGCCCCCGGCCGGTGGTGCGGCCTATGACTACCGTCGTTGGGCGTTGGAGGTCGATGGAGTAGCCGACGCGCTGCCTATCCCCCTGCGTAGAGGGGGCGGCACCGTTGATGTAGTCATCACCGCCAGCTCTGGTAACCCTTCGGCCGAGGTCATTGCGGCATGCCTGGCACATATACAAGACCAGTGCTCAGTGATCGCCGACCTATGGGTCTACGCGCCAACTATCCGCGTAGTCAACGCCGCCGCCAAAATTGAACTAGCCCCAGGCTTCACTCTGGCCGAAGTGCAGGCCGCAGCGCAAAAGGCTTACAACGTCCTTCTGGGCGCGTTAAAGCCCCGCGAGCCCCTCAAACGCTCACAGATCGAAGCCATGATCAACAACCTGGCTGGCGTCCTGGACCGTGCTGTCACTGCTCCAGCCGGGAACGTCAAAGCGTCCGATGACCCGGCGCTTATTGGCTGGATTCGCCCCGGCACCATCATTTTGGGCCTGCTGGAATGACCACGCTCGCCGATCAGCTCCGGTTGCTGCTGCCGCCTGTTTCCTATGACGGGTCGGCGCCTTACCTGTCAGCCACCATTGAGGCCGAAGCCAATGCCATGGACCTGGCCGACGCCCAGGCAAACGTGGTTTACAACACAATTTTTCCCGATTCCGGCGAAGGGCTTGCCGATTGGGAGCGGGTGCTGGCCTTGCCCGACCCCTGCCTGCTCGGCCAAGCCCAGACTGTCGGCCAACGTGTAAAGGCCGTTGTTAGCAAGCTGCCTGGCCGTGCAGGCCAAAGTAAATCCTTCTTTATCGCCCTGGCTAAGTCTTTGGGCTACGACATCACCATCACCACATTCCGACCAGCGCGAGTTGGCATAGCGCGAGCTGGCGACCCCATCAACGGTGCTGACTGGGACTTCACCTGGCGGGTTAACGCTCCGGCCGTAACGGTGAGTTATGCCAGGGCCGGTGCTACGGGCGCTGGCGATCCTTTATCCGTCTGGGGCAACAGAGCCCTGGAGTGTCGGCTGGGCCAGATGAAGCCCGCCGAGTCCATTTTGCTGTTCGGTTACGGAGACAACTAATGCAGAAGATCAGCGACAGCACCAGCACCGCGAATGCTGATGGCGAGTTTACCGAGGGCAACCCACAAGCTGGGGCAGACGCGACACTGATCAAGGCAGCTTGGCTGAACGCCATTCAGCGAGAGATTGTGGCGGTTATTCTCGCTGCTGGGCTGAATCTCAATAAAAACGATGACACCCAACTGTCCAAGGCTGTCAGCGCGTTGGCAGGGTCAGCAGCTGACTTTAATAAGCTGCTGAACAAGCCAACCACGCTTGGTGGCTATGGCATTACTGATACCTATCGTGCCGTCGATATCGACCACAAGCTGAATGGCAAGATTAATGGGGATTGGGCCGATACCATTGGGTTTGCTGGCGACAACCCAGCACAACCCTACATGCGCCAGACATCGACCGGCACCAATTTCCTCTTGGCACCTGCAAATCACGGCCACTCCTTTTCGAGTCTGACTGGAATACCAACCACGCTAGCGGGGCATGGCATCTACGATGCCTTTACTAAAACGCAGGTCGAAGCACTTATCAACGGAGAGGTTGCTCGACTGATCGGTGCCGCTCCCGGTGCTGTAGATACGATTGAAGAGCTTGCTAAGTCGCTCAACAACAACCCAAATTTTGCGACTGACGTAATTAATGGTCTGTCCGGCAAGGCCGACAAAGCAACGACCATACAAGGCTATGGAATTACTGACTGTTATCGTGTAGTCGACGTGGACTACAGGCTGGATGCCAAGGCCAATTGGGGAACCACTCTGGCCGACTATCGAATCACGGACTCGTATCGTGCCGTTGATGTTGATTACAAACTCGTTTTCAAGGCAGACAGGGCATCAACCGCTGCTGGTTACGGTCTCACAGATGTTCACACGCTCACTTCGTTCATGAAGCCTGTCACTGGGCAGTGGGTGGGCCTGAGCGGGTCGGGAGCTATTCCAGCGGGTGGGACATGGGCTTACTTTGTCGTTAGCTACAACAACGTCGGGGTGATTGCTCAAAGTGGTGCTGGGGTGACGACAGGTGGAACAACTGTCGGATTCACAAACAGTTCAAATGGTTTTGCATGGAGGATTGCATAATGACGACTAAGAAAGTGGCGATTGTAGGGTCGTCAAATGTAACCATCGCCCGCGATCTGGTGGGAGTCCCAGCAGAGCCTACTATCGAGAATATCCAGAGGGTGTCCGATGGGAGCTATATGGTGACCTATAACGGGGCGCCCCATCATGTCGTAGAACTGGAGTCACCCGAGCTATACACCCTGGTCCTTGCGAGCATAGAGGCTGGGGCGAAAGTCGAAAAATATCTGGGGTCGAGTACTTCTGATGAATTGAAGCCTTCCGTGCCAGAGCCGACGATTGAGAATATCCAAAGCCGAACTGATGGAAGCTACGTTGTCATTTACAAGGGCCTTCCATATCACGCCACAAGGCTAGAGACCCCCGAGGTTTACGAGCAAGTCCTTGCAAAGATTGAAGCGGGTGAGCCTGTCACGGAATATCAGGAACGAGTTGTTCCAATGCCCACTCCGGCTGAGGAAGCTCAAAACGTAATCGCCAGCCGACGCGCCATTGCTGATTACGCAATCAGGCCGTTTCAGGACGCCGTAGATATTGATGATGCGACCGATTCAGAGGTTGCAGCACTCAAAGCCTGGAAGAAGTATCGGGTGGCCCTGAACCGAGTGCATGAGCAACAGGGTTATCCCCTGAAAATCGAGTGGCCTGAGGTGCCAATCATCCCGCAAAACTCAGCAGGTTGACCCCGAATAGGCCGTGCCAATCATCGTGCAACGCGGTGCCAAATCCGACGCGCGCTTACACCTTCAAAATGAGATAGTTTCGGAACTCCACCCTCTAAAGTTTCGGAACTCCAGCACTTTCCTGCAGGCAATAAAAAACCCCGTAGACGTTAATCTACGGGGCTTTCAAGAGTGGAGGCCGAGGTCGGAATCGAACCGGCGTAGGCGGATTTGCAATCCGCTGCATAACCATTTTGCTACTCGGCCTCAAACGATCAATGCCAAAATAACCGACATTCACCGCATATAAACTTGAGTGGGCTATGTGAAGCTAGCCTCTACTCTATCTCATTGAAAACATTGAAGTTTTTTATGCCTCAGTGCGTTCGATGGCGGCAATTATGTACTGATTTGCCGGGACTGGCAACCCCTTGATTTCAAAAAATATTCTTCTGTGAAGCAGAGCAAGGGCGGCAGGCCCCTGCCCTGCCTGGGGTTAGTAGCCCAATGACAGCCCGGTGTTGCGCCGTGGGTCGTTGGCGCCGTAGAAGCGGTTGTTGCCCACGGGTTTGCCGTCCAGGGATGGGGCGCCGACGAGGATGGCGGCCAGGTGGTTGGCGTCTTGGGGGGCGGCGAATTTGTGGCCCCAGCTTTCGAGGATTTTCTGGGTGTCGGGGCTCAGGGCGAAGGTTTCGAGGTTGGTGCTGTCGGGCATCCACTGTTGGTGGAAGCGTGGGGCGTTGACGGCTTCCTGGATGTTCATCTTGTAGTCGATGACGTTGAGGATGGTCAGCAAGGTGGCGGTGATGATGCGGCTGCCGCCCGGTGTGCCGATGACCATCACGGCCTTGCCGTCCTTGGTGACGATGGTCGGGCTCATGGACGACAGTGGCGCCTTGCCTGGGGCGATGGCGTTGGCTTCGCCCTGGACCAGGCCGTACATGTTGGGCACGCCGACCTTGACGGTGAAGTCGTCCATCTCGTCGTTCAAGATCACCCCGGTCTTGCTGGCCATGACGCCGGCGCCGAACCAGTCGTTGAGGGTGTAGGTCACCGAGACTGCGTTGCCCCATTTGTCGACGATGGAGTAATGGGTGGTGTTGCTGCCTTCATGGGGCGCGACGCCGGGCTTGATGGCCATGGAGTCGCCAGCCTTTTGCGGCTCGATGGCGGCGCGCAGTTTGGCGGCGTAGTTCTTGTCCAGCAGGTGCTCCACCGGGTTCTGTACAAAGTCCGGGTCGCCCAGATAGCTGTTGCGGTCGACGTAGGCGTGGCGCATGGCTTCGATCTGGTAATGGGTGCCCTGGGCCGAGCCGTAGCCCAGTTCGGCCATGGGGTAGCCTTCGAGGATGTTCATGATCTGGCAAATCACCAAGCCGCCCGAGCTGGGTGGTGGCGCCGAGACTACGTGGTAGCCGCGATAATCGCACTCGATGGGCGCCAGTTCGCGGGTCTGGTATTTGTCCAGGTCGGCCTGGGCGATGATGCCCTTGCCGGCCTGACTGGAATCGACAATGGCCTTGGCCACCCAGCCTTTGTAGAAGCCATCGGTGCCCTTGGCGGAGATTTCCCGCAGGGTGCGGGCCAGGTCTTTTTGCACCAGTTTCTGCCCGACCTGCAGTGGCTCACCCTTGTTGAGGAAGATGCCGCGCAGGTCCTGATCTTTTTTGAACTCTTCGGTGGCGCTATGCAGCATGTCGATATCGCCCTGGTCGAGGGCGAAGCCGTTTTCTGCGAGCTTGATTGCCGGCGCGATGACTTGGGCGCGCTTGAGGGTGCCGTATTTGCTCAGGGCCAGCTCCATGCCGGAGACGGTGCCGGGTACGCCGACGGCCAGGTGGCCCTTGGCGCTGAGGCCGGGGACGACGTTGCCGTCCTTGTCCAGGTACATGTCGGCGGTGGCCGCCAATGGGGCTTTTTCGCGGAAGTCGAGGAAGGTCTTGCGCCCGTCCGCCAGTTGCACGGTCATGAACCCACCGCCCCCCAGGTTACCCGCCGCCGGATAAACCACCGCCAGGGCGTAACCCACGGCGACAGCCGCATCCACGGCGTTGCCGCCGGCCTTCAACACATCGACGCCCACATGGGTCGCCAAATGCTGGGCCGTCACCACCATGCCGTTTTCACCGGCCACCGGGGCCTGGGAGGCCGCCTGCACACCGCTGAATGTCAGGACCAGGGCCGTCGCGATCAAGGTTCGGGTAAAGGGTTGGTAGTTCAT